TTGTTTCATAATATTCAGTTCTTTTTATTCCATTTGTTGGCAGAAGTCCTCCCAGAAGTACAAAATATAAGAGCTTAAGTTATAATTTCTATACAAAAACACCTTCGTATTTTGCCCATTTTCCCCAATTATCTCCTAATTTTTGTCTTATATAAAAAACATTATCATTCATCGGAATGTATATTTGAGTTATAAACAAACGCCCAAAAACCAATAATCCTCCCCATGCCCTATGACCGTTAGGGGTATCTTCGTTAGTTAATCTGTCATCAATAGTATAATATCCAACCTCAGTTGCTGATGCAAATGATGTTGGATATCCTTTATCTCCTAACATTTGATTTATTCCCAAAAGTCCTCCCAGAAGCAAATTTGTAGTTTATGATGTCGCAATTTTTTTCCATCCTGTATCAACCCCATCTCTTATACACCTAACATAAAATCCATTCATAAACCATCCCTGAAGATACATTGTTCCACCAAATTTGAATTTTAAAACAGCTCCGCTTTTACTTGGAAAATCCGAACTGTCTACAACATTTAGATACGAAAAGCCAATAGGTAATTTGGCTAAAGACATACTTGTTCCTTCACTATAACCGTTCATTCGAGTAATACTCTGGCTATAATATGCGCTCATTAAGCCGTTATTATTTTCTGACGCAATCGGCAGAAGTCCTCCCAGAGCGAAAAATGCGCCATCTTATGATACAAATTTATTAATAGATCATCCACTCACTCCATTCACCTGTTGAAGAATAATAGAATCTAATACACAATGATTCTGAAACGGCTGTCTGCCGTATGACATCGTTAATTTGTTCGACTATAAAAGTGCCATAAGTAATTTCATCAGGCCAATTTGTCTTAGGAAAATCAGGGTTTGACCATCTGTTAATCGTCTTGATAGTAGGTGATTTAAACTCATTTAAATCACCATAATTTAATTCTGAAGATGTATACTTTGGAAACATCAGTTCTCCCAGAAGTGGATTAATCAGGTGTAGGTGTAATTATTTCACCTGTAATATTGGAAAAATCAGAAAAGTCTATTGTTGAGAAAATCGGTCTTGTTCTTCTAACTAATGATACCTTATACGAGATGGAAGAATCATCCGACTTAGGTAACACATACAATTTACTATCTGCATATTTAAAATCGCACCAATGCACCCCCATATATTTTATTTCTATGTTTTTAGATCCAATAGGTATTGACATCACTCTATAAAATGCAGTATTAGCTCCCGAATAGACATATATTTCTATCAACGAAGAAGAAGTATATAAACCATTAGAATCAGCTTTATAGTCAATAATCAGACCTTTTCCTCTTTCTATATCAGTTACTGCAAATATTTTACTCATTAATCCGTTCTTATTGGCCGTAGCCGTACCTATCAGTCCTCCCAGAAGCATTTTTTGTGGTTTATTTTGTAAATACAGAAGATTTTTTTAACTTTAAAACAAAAAGTTGAGTATGTTAGGAAGATCAGATACCGTTTGGTTTATAACCGACAAAACAGACTAAATCGACAGGGAACCGCATTAGTACAGATTGAAGCCTATCTTAACCAGCGGAAATCATATTTTAAAACAAACATCTATCTCAAGCCGGAGTGTTGGAGCAAGGATGGTGCCCAAGTTATCAACCATCCGCAGTCAAATGAACTTAACGCAATGCTATACGAAAAAATACTGGAGTTGCAGGCTATAGAACTTAGCTATTGGAAAAGAGGGCTTGAATCAAACCTTTCCACGTTAAAGGAGGCTGTAAAAAAGGGAATTAAACCAGTTGTGTCGTTTTTAAAGTTTGCGATACAAACGATAGAGAATTCAGATAGGAAACCGGGAACCAAGGATAACATGCTGGGCACGGTAGCCACTTTGAAGGAATTCCGGAACGTGATAGAGTTTACTGATATAAATTATACGTTTTTGAAAGAGTTTGACGCATTTTTGCGAAACAAGAATCTGAAAGTAAACACAGTCGGAAAACACATGAGAATACTGCGTACCTTGGTCAACGAAGCAATAAACGAAGGTTATATATTACAGGAGGCATACCCTTTCCGTAAGTTCAAGATCAAGAAAGAGAAGAAGGAACATAACTTCTTGATGCCCGCAGACTTGGAGAAGCTGGAGAATCTTGAACTGCCGGACAGGAAGAACAACAGCCGGCACATACTGGACGCATTTCTCTTCTGCTGCTATTGCGGATTGAGATTCTCTGATTTCAAGCAATTGACTTATAAAAATCTCGTAACAGTTGATGGAAAGGAATGGCTAGTTATGAATAGCATCAAAACAGGCGTAAAACTCAATATTCCGCTATATCTGCTGTTTAACGGGAAGGCTCTGGGTATAATGCGGAAATACGACAGCATCGAACAACTGGCTGCATTAGGTTGCAATTCGGACACTAATCGGACATTGCAGAAATTGGGAAGGATGGCGCATATCAGCAAGAAATTTACCTACCATACAAGTCGTCATACTTGTGCTACTCTGTTGGTACATCAAGGCGTTCCGATAACCACCGTCCAAAAACTCTTGGGGCATACATCGGTCAAGACAACAGAGATATATTCCGAGGTGTTCGATGAAACGATCATCAAGGATCTGACAAGGGCTAACCAGAAGTATTCTAATCGTAGAAATGTAAAACAAAATCAAATAAAATCTCAAAAATCCCCGGAAAAATACATCAGGCAGTAGAAATCTATAAAAGCTATCTGTTTTATACTTGTTTTTCCGATCCCATTCCATAAAATTCGTTTCCTGTCAATAAAAATACAAACTCGCCAGTCTTGCCGTTCTATTAATTCTCTTCATTCATCTTGCAAGTAAAAAATATTGCATTAATGGCAATTTTTTAAGAAGATTGGTTTTTGTTTCAAAATTGGCTCCTTATAACTAATTAATATAATTTTCTTTTTGTATGTCGTTTTAGAATTGATATCTTTGCTATTATCTTCAAAGTCTGAGCAAACGATATATAGGATATTGGACAGCAATGATGTGCCAAGACGTCCCAAGGTTAGAGGTGTAAGAAAAATATTTGTCACGATAGAGGAGGATGTAGCTGCTATCTTAGATAAGGAGCAATCGGTATCATTATATGTCAATGAGGCTATAAGATTCTATCACAGTAACCGGCATTAATTGCCGGTTATTTTTTTATTAAAACTATATTTAAAATCACGTTTTGAATCGTGTTGTTTAGATAAATTAAAGTCATATCATTTCGCAATACCCTAAAAATACCCATGAGAAAAAAAATCTTAAAAATATACCAATACTTTTTGTATAACACCCGATGTTTTTTTATTAAAGCTTTGATATATCTTAAAAATATACCAATTATATATTATATTTTTTCGACACATAATAAGCCAAGGAGGCGACAGAATAAATTGCAGCGCAATCATCTGAACCATTATAATCCAATATCCCATCCATAAACTCATTGTATTGCGGGATCTCATCATAGTCTGCACGAAACATCACATTATTTTTGATAAAATCCAGAAAAGCAGATACCCTAGCATCTGTTCCCATATTTTTATGCATAATTCTGACATCATATCTATCCCTTAAGCCCCGTGCTATGGGGAAATAATTTTTCTCACTTTCAAACAACACTTCCACAGGAGATATGCCCTCTAAAAATGACAGGAGAACAGTCTCATCAAATGATCCTGTATATGTCACATTATCTATATATATTCCCTCATTTACATAGCACGAAACGATAATGAACTTTCCGGCATATTCGGGAAGAACATATACAAGTCTTGTCCCCTGAATATTTTTAGACATATCAAAATATCTCATATCTTTATTTTCCTGTTTAATTTTACTTCGTTTCCTTTTCAAAGAGAAACGAGTATATTCATCCTTGAATACCCATACAGTAATATATCGCAGACAATCCACCAAGTGACCGTATCTCTCATAAGACTGTCCTGTAATCTTATCCTTTACTCTTTTTTTCAGCACCCCTCCATTAACGTCCTTCTTGGCATTGTTATAATCGACTATCGAGTTTTTACATCCATCATCTACCGAAAATGACATACCCGAGCCTCCATCGAGCATGTAGTTTACAAATTCACCTGACATCGGTACGGACGGGTTAGAAGCCGGTATCCTCTCCTCAACATGGTAATCGCTTTCCAGCCCTTCCACGAACTTATCAAGAAACGATCTCTTCTCTTCGTCTATAGTGTTCCCGTTTTTTGTCGAAGCATCTCCGTACAGATACAGCATATCATTATACCTTATTGATTTCAGGTAATCTACCGCCATTTTTGAAGCCTGTGTTACCGTGTTGAACGGATCACTGGCGCATATCTCGTTAAACTGCCTTATACTACTTCCATCCACCTGGAAAAATGATATTGAAATATAAGGGAGCACATTGTTATCAATTGATATATGAACCGGCATCCCTTTAATGTAGTGTGTCGTTTTTATGTGTTTGTTTGAATCAAATGCATACAGGAACTCTCCTCCTGTCTTAATGCTTCCCCATTCTCCCAATGCGTATACCCTGTAGTAATTATAATCATGATCCTTGTACCATTGGTAATTAGATATCGTCTGTCTGTCATAGTATCCATACTTCCCGTCCGGAGAACCTACTACCCAGAAGTTGTTCTTATACGAAGAATGCAGCTCTACCGTATCCGATGGATATCTTTCCATTTTTCCCGTACGCTCATTAGCTATCATTCTAGATTTATTATATCTCTTTCCTAATATCCGGCTATAATCCTTAGGTAATAAACTCCTTTTTATCGGATATCTTACTTTCCCGTACAAATCATTCGGATGCTCATCCCACTCGTATGTATCAAGGATCTTGGTTTTTATCCACGAGTCCTCTGATACTGGATTAAAGTTGCATATAATCTGTAGGCCCTCCTTTCCTCGTAGGCGGAAACGTATTTGTGTGAAATCCTCATATTCAAACTCAGTGGCCTCTTCCATCACTATCCAGCGATATCCTGTGATAGACTTTATCTTCTCGGGATCGTCCAATCCTGTAAAATCGATTTTGCAACCATTTATACAGGTTATATTATTTTCCTTTGGAGCGAAAAACTGACTCAATTGAAGAGCTTTCATTTGGGTCTTAAACTCTTCATATACCGTATTCTTAAGACTGGCTCCAACTTTTCTCACAACGAGAGCCGAACCCTCTCCGGAGAATACAGACAACAACACGGATTGTGTCGTAGATACAGATTTCCCTGATGAGGAACCACCTCTGTTTATAATATACCGGATATCCTTGTCATGCATCGCCTCACGGATATGCCAAAACAGGGGATTAAACAATTTATACGAGAACACCATCTCTATCATTGCTCGTCCCCAATTATCATGCGCACATTGGTACTGACATCACTTTTTACTGGAGCATCCCATCCAAGCATCTTGCTTATCTGTGTAATGGCGGCTATTTTGCTATATAGCCGTATCTCTACTCCATATTGAGTATTCTTAATCGATTGGATGCAACATCGGACTGGTTTTGGTATATCATCAAGAGAACGGACAATAAACGTATCTTTCCTTTTTAATTGAAGATCTATAGGGTCTACATTTACCACATTTGTAAGAAAACGCAATGCATCTTCCTTCTTCATGTCAGACTTTTTTAAGATATCAGCCTGCAATTCATTTACACGGGATGCGACAGATGGATTTCTCAGCAATTCAAATGCACGCTTACTAACGACCCCATCCTTCCATCCAATACTATTAGGGTAAGCTTTCCGATATGCATCTGTAGCATTACCTGTTTCTATATAATAATGACAGAAATTTTCTCTATTTGCTACGAGTTTTTTTCCCATAAAAGTCTTTTCGTCCGAAGAACGTACCGTGCTCCTTTACACGGAAACATTATAATTCAAAGTTACAAAAAATCTGAATAAAAACAAAACTTGTCATTTAATTCATTTTCTTAAAAGTTCTTTATCATGTAAACCGTGATCACAAGCTGTCTTATAAGCTCGATCCCGTAGTTCGTTCAAATTAATATTATTCATTGTCTATTTTTTTATAATCCTTACATCCATTACGATAAAAACCACCATCATATAAATCACTGTAACCATGGTTCACTTTAAACCGAAGAGGATGGTTTAGCGCACAAAGATCACTATAGTGCTGTTTAGCTGATTCTTCAATTACTTTCTCCATCTCATCATCATCTAATACCCTTTCGTCCGGTTTAAAATTCTTGCATGTATCACAGTAACGGATAGGTTTACGTTCTCCTTTTTTCCCTGAAGGCTTTTTAAACCCTTTTAGCCAACAGCTTTCGTCTTTGATAGGGCAACATCTACAGTAATCATCAATATCGTAAAATTGACAGTAACCGTCACAGAACCATTCTCGAAACTCTGTAAGCATTTTCTCTTTTATAAGTTCTTCCTTCATTTCCTTATTCCTAATTTAATTTCTTCATCCTTGATTATTTTCCCAATCTTATCGGCTTCCTCATATCGTTCCTCCCTTATCAACTTTCTTTGCAGCTCCGAGAGCTGGTTAAGGAAAACAATATCGTTACGATCTGACACACGACGGACATATCTTTCTATATCATCCAGCTTATTCTCCATGCGTATATGCCACTTGCTTACCAAAATTAAAGTAAATGCTAGAGCACAAACATTTAATGAGGCAAGGATGAATTTAAATATTGATTCTGCTATTTCCATAATCATATAAGTTTTAATGCTTCCTGTAAACCTGCTTCAAGTGCTTCCTCGTAGCTATCCCATTCCTCTCCATCATTTGTTCCTTTATAAACAGAACTAGCCATATGAGTTCCATTGTCAGCTTTAGATATTTCGTATCCATAGCCACAAGCACAGTTGTATATACATATATGAATGTTCTTAGTTTCACGAAGCCACTTCTGGGCAACGGATTGAGTAGGGCAAGAATAAAATAATTTAGGTAAATCCTTACTAGTTCTAAATATGGTTTCCATCATTATACCCTTATGATTAATAATATCTTTGCAATACTCATTAAATCCTTTCTCTTTCAGCATCTTTGCTGTTTCCAATGTTACAAGTTCTTCGGTCATAATTTTATTCTCCTTTCAATTTCTTTATTAGCGCATCAGCGAAACCAAGGCTCCATTCTACTGTCATATTTAAACTAGCATTCATTACCTGTTCATGTGAATTGCTGCAAAATCCTTGCATGGCAGCTTTCGCTAGTTCATATCGCCTCTGTTCCCAGTCAATAGCTGAAAAATCAAGTTCGCATTCTCTGTAAACCATGTTATCACATACATATAAATAATCTTTGCTATGTTGAGAGTTGATGTTTAATTGGGGAGTTACATCTACCAAAACTCCTGTTGATTTTATTCTTGCTTTCATTGTTCCTCCTTTGTTTTAAAATGTTCAATCAGTTCGTTTACGGTGGCCTTGTGATAACGTCCTGAAATAATGGTTGCATTATCCCAATTTTCATCCCAAAAGAACATAATGCCTTTGAGTTCTGTGAAATAATGATCATTACCAATAGAATCGCCATAAGAAACGCTAAGAATGGAATCTGCTATAAACCACTGCATGTAGTTACTATCATCCCTCAATGCAGCGATAGCTAGGAAAAGTTCCTCGTTGGTTCCGCAATCAACACTTCCACGTTTTTTCAAAGGATGCCCATTTCTTATCACATGATTCTTTTGGGATAGTAAAAAGAATATTCCATTATTACACATAATAAAATCATACTTGTTATCATCATCTGCATAATATTTAGGCTTACCATGTGAATACCCCAATTCTTCCAGTCCTCTCCGAAGTTCCTGTGTATTTTTGCGTATAAAACACGGTGTTGTAAATCCCATAGTTATTCCTCCTTATCTATCTTAATATCCGTTACTTTTCCACGATTGACAAAGCACTGGTCCATGTTTGGGTTTTCATAAGCTATATCGCAAATGATTTCTGAACTATCATCACACTCATTTTGTAATGAGCACTCATCACATATTCCAACGCACAATTCATGCAACACTCCGTCTATTATTATTCCGTTATTTACTTTCATAATTATACCTCTTTCCCGTAAACATTTACAAACTCGCTGACATCCATATAGTCTATACCGAAATTCTCGGCTGTTTTCTTGTCACTATCTGAAAACTGCCCTTCAAGTCCGCTTGCATCACCAATCATTAAACAATCTTCTACCTCCAAACTGCAATCTTTCCATGTCTTGTAATTATCAATAAGTTCTTCAAGCATTCCGGTATTCGGCTTTCTCATAGGGTTGCTTCTGTCATTGCTTCCGCAATACTTAAAACGCGTATCAATGTCGCAATAATCCATTATACTGTAATTCACATACTCACATTTTACACAAATGAATGATTCTGGAACCATCCCTTTTTCTATCCCTCCCTGGTTTGTCACGATAAAAATTTCTTCGGGATTCAAATTCTTTATTGCATCCAGGACATCAAACTTAAACTTCATGTCCCATATACCCTTCGGGAACGTCTCACCGCTTGCAGTTTCTATTAACGTTCCGTCCATATCACAAAATAAAACCTTGTACTTTTTCATTTTCTATGTGTTTTACGGTTCTTATTCCTTTTTCTGCGTTTCGCAATCTGCTTGTCTATACACCCATCATCTTTTATCCATTAATTGCTTCATTTAACTTTTCCTCAAACTCCGCAATGATACAATCTGCATCACCGCCATGTACCCAATTGTCCAATACAGACGAAAGAACTTCAACTGCCTTTCTAGATGTTTCGTCAACTGCCATATTGATCGCTTGATTCACTTCCTCTAACGTAAACATACTCATAATTATTCCTCCTTCTTTTTAAGGCTTATATCAATTGACAACCTATCGACAATTTCCTCCTTAATTATCTCCCTACACAAATTTCTTATCATTAAGAAATCACCGTTTTTCTTTATCTCGTCAGAAACCATACAACGAATCCACCTCTCTATATTAACATCGTCCCCATAGGTGTTATGGAAGATACGTTTAACTTCCTCTTTCACGATTGAAACTATTATATCCTTTATATCCTCTTTAGTCAACTTTAGTTCGTTATGGATATAGTTCTTTACTTCTCTGTATCTATATTTGCTCATAATCAATTCCTCATTTTAAAACATTCAACAACTCTTTAGCTCTCTTATAGGTGTCAAAGCCCTTTACATTCACCCATTCGTATGAAATACGTTTGTCTTTTCTGACTTGTACCCAATATATTATTATGGGAATACAACCGTTGCACCCTTCTCCTCGTATGATTCTGTACCTTTCCATATTAGTCCCCTTTCTCTTTAATTCGTTCAAGTACATCCCTGTTAGCTTCGAGTATATCATCGAAAGACGGGATGGGCATCCAATAGATGGGTTTACTATTATGGCATACCCACTTCCCGTTCATTACAAAAGCTACTTCGTAATAATATCTGCCCTCGTAATTAGTCCCAACCAAAACACTTTCTAACTCTTCTGGCAACCGTTCCTTAACGCTTATCCAAGGCGATTGCTTGGACTGCCATTCTGCACCAGAAATAAAGTCAACAATGCAGTATGGTCCACAATGAAGCTGCCTGTTTCTGCAATCATTGGAATATCTCCTTGCCGCTTCTTCTACTGTCTGTTTCATATCCTATCCTTTGAAATTTCTCATGTATTCGCAATCCTCATCACATACACCTTTCTTTGCACAGTGAGGGATATTAGTTCTCCGCTCATATTCAAAATTATAACATAGGTTTCTGTATTCTTTCCTTCTTTCCATAGGACCAAGTGTTCTTGCTGAACTCCATGATTCATAGTCATTGCTAGACGCCTCTTTAAGAACGCATCCATCATCGTTATATAGCTTTCTAACTTCATTCATAATTATATTGATTTACACTAATTCAATTATAGCCTTCTTTAAATTAACAAATAAAGGTATTGCTGACATGCCCCCATTGTAATCCAACTGTCTTAAAGAGGGGACAACCTCTCCGTCATCATCAATCTCATAATCTGCAATATAGGCTAACTTCTTCGCTTCGGGAACCAATATCCTTTCATTGTTCCAAAAAGTATATCTTTCATGAGCCATGACCGTTATACAGACCTTGCTTCCAACAGGAAATCCTTGGTTGGATTCAATGTATTCCTTTTCCAACTGAATTTTCTGATTTTTCAATTCCCTTATTTTTGAATCAATATCATTTTTCTTTGTCTGAAATTCTTCTTTGTTCATTTTTATCTTCTTTTGATGATTTTACAATTATAGAGTTGTCCGATCTAGGGCAAACCAACACAGTTCCTCTATCTGTTGTTATTCTTACATTATGAGCATCTATCACTTTAATAATAAAATCGCCAACCACGTAGGTTGATATGTTATTCAGTTCTTGTTGTATCATAACTCACACGTTTTAAAATCTTCATCACACTCTAAACACTCCCATTCATATTCAGGGTTTCTACTTGGCACCAGCCTACTGCCGCATTGGGGACAGGCCGGGAGCAGGCCTTTGATGAATCCAACCTCAATGCCAATTCGCTCTCCGTCATGTATAGCATCAGCCATTTGCAGATCCGTTTCTACCATTGTTTCACTGTCATCATTATGCAGTACATACAATGTGGCGAGGTTGGCTTTCCACATCTCCATTGCATAATTGTCTGGTACTACCAACCAAACAAATCCATCTTTAGTTACTTTCGTTTCCATTGTAGTATCTATATTTACTCAATCTTTTCATATCTCAATCTGTATTAAATCTAATTTAATAGCTTCAACTTTCTTAATACATCTACCATCAGGGGTAGTTACTGTGAATCCTCCATATCCTTTTGATACGGAAACTATTTCACCCACATCAATCTTTGAAACAAGAGATTGTATAGTTTCTAAAACCTTTGCCTGCTTTTTTTCAAAAAAAGAGGCTGGTTTTCTTTTCAGGAATATCATATTCATTTCTATATCATTTTGAATTATTTTTTTATAACTACCGCCATTGTACTAATAGAAGTGCCACTCTCTTTAAACTCGCCTGCGCTGATTTCAAACACTTCTCCATGTACTTCTTTCAGCCAGTTGCGGAAATCAATACATTTCTTTTCCGAAGCAAATTTCCAGTGTTGGCTGGTTATTGCCGCAAGGGTTCCACCCTCTTCCAATCGATCATACATAAGCCTGACATGCTCTATATCCTGATTACTGGAAAACGGAGGATTTGCAATAATCTTAGTGTAACTACCTACACTGTCTTTGGTAAAGTCTTCATCAAGCAATATTACGTTGTTAAGGGTATGAAGAAATTCTCTGTTTTCCGGCATCAGCTCATAACATTCAACCATTACAGAAGGACAAGCCCGGTGGATTGCTTTTATAAGGGCGCCACGCCCGGCACTCGGCTCCAGTACCGTATCATCTTCATGTATCCCTCCGGCAAGCATAACCAGCCAGTCAGCAACATCGGCCGGAGTTTCAAAAAACTGGTAATCCTGCTGTAGGTTGCACCGTTTACCCTCTTTCAGCATGGAAAACACACGCTCCGGATTAAACGGGAATGTGAAACCCTGTATCTTCCCACCTTGCCATGAGCCGCCAGCTTCTTCTATCCACTTCTTTGCTTCGGCATAAGATTTTTTATTGAATTGAACTTGAGGAAGTTTGAGGATATTGTTCTCAAGAGTACAATGTTTCAGTATTTCTTCTACATTCCATTTTTTACCTTCGTCAGCCTGTTTCTTCTTTTCCCCAACCGGGGCGTCAGGTGCTAACAGTGAGGAAATTTTTTGAACAACCGTATTGCTCGCATTCACGAAGGTATTGACACAGGATAGCGCTTCGATCAAGAAATCGGTGTCAACATGCCCGGTATCGTCATAGATGTCTATCCCTTCGGTCATGGATGACAGTTCATTGAGCTGCGCAACACTACCATGTAACGTTTCGATTAAAATCTTTTTTTTGTTCGTCATAACTTTTCTGCAAATAAATTCTTGTTGTGTCTACACTCCCATGACCTAAAAGGTCAGCCAGTTGAATAACATCTTTGTTTTTTTTCAGGAACATTTTAGCGAAAAAATGACGAAAGGCGTGGGCGTGCATCTTCCTTGAATCAATACCGCAATGTTTTCCCCATGCTTTCAAGTGCTGGGAAAAGCCCCGCTGTGTGATCGGACCGAATCTCCCTACTGCGAAAATCCCGGTCTTACCATGTTCCTTAGCATAAGCCTTCGCTTCTTGCTGCAATTGCTTTTGAAAGAAAAAACGTCTGTACTTGTTACCTTTACCTTTCAATGTAACCTCACCACTAATTATATCCTCCCATGTAAATCGTTGAAATTCCGACAGACGGGCGCCCGTTGTACCCAATACCTTAATAAAAAAATAGTAATCCTTATTATTTTTTTTCTTGAGATATTCCAACAGCCGGTTATATTCCTCTTCGGTCGGCACATTGTTCACATCAAGCTTGCGCTTTATTTTGGGACGATTCAGCTCTATAGGCTTCTTCAGCCATTTAGAGAATCTTTCGATTGCTGTAATCCGCAAACGGATGGTAGCGGGAGATAATTTTTCTTCTTCAAGACTTTTTATAAACCTCCTGCAATTATCCATGTTTACCTCATTGGCGTATTCGAAATACTTCTTCATGGATGTGTAATATATATCAACTGTATGAGAAGAGTAATCATTGTTATCAGTCAACCATATTATGAAATCATGGAGTAGTTTCTTATTTTTCTCTGAAATGACGTCAAGCTTTTCCAAAGGTTTCACCGCCTTTTCCCTTTTTCCATATCCGATGTTGAGATAGGATAATAGATCGCATATCGCTGAACACATTAGCGAATGACGCACCATGACATCTGCATTTTCACGCTTGTAATTCAAATAACCACGGCGGTTCACTTCTTTGGTCATCTCTAAAAAATCCGTGACATGCTTGATATATTTCCCGACAGTATCATAAGTCCTTCCTGTCGTGTATATGTAAGAAATATAATCAGTTAATATCTTCTGCCTGTCATTATTCATAATCTTGTTTAATTAAATTATACCAATCATTGCTATCTTCAAAAAAACATCTGTATCCATTAGCCGTATGTTTGCCTCTCACTTTCCGACATATAGCACTGATCAGAGAAGGAGCCACGCCAATCATCTTACCAGCCATTTGTATCGAAGGGAATACTCCACATAATTTCTCATCCTTTATCAAAACAACGCTCTTTTTATTCATGCCTGCACCAGTCTTATGCCAAGCCCCACGTCCTTTAGACAGATTTTTTATACTTCTGGCCTTGGAACGTTTTGAATGATAAACCATTTTACGACCCTTGTTGCGAGAAACACAACCCTTTAAAAATCGTCCGGTAATAAAGTCTCTCTCAAATCGCTCAGGCGGTATATATAATTCACTCATATCTAATCAGTTTTAAATATTAATCTTTTTCGATGAAAGTGTTAGTCGTGTTTATCACACCAGCAGAATCAACGCTCTTACCATCCCGGATAAACACTTTTTCTCGCATTAACTCTTCATAGTCATATAGTGACATTCCGATTACACACACACGACCATCAACATACAATTTACATTTCATTAATTCAGTTTCTTCTATCGGACCGATAACATCTATTTGAATTGTTCTTTTATTCATAATTTTCCTGATTTGAATTAATAATTTGGAATTAGTTGATAGGAGATGCGGTTTCGGTAAGGTTGTCTAAATCTCTCAAGAAAACTACTACATCTTGGATAACGGGTACTCCATTCAAAGCCGAAGTGGTCAGATTGATACTATAAATATCAATACTTGGATATTTATCGGTAAGTAGCTTATTTAGTAGCGCAATAGATTTGTCATTGTAGATAACCATCCTATCTTCTATCTCAAAACCTAACCGAGACAAGTATTCTTCTTTCTTTTCTTCTCCTGCCTTTGAAACACGGGAAGCGAAAACCATTCCACTCAATGAGATTTTTGCAACGTATTCTCCAAAATAAAAGTCACTAACATGCCCAAATCCATATTCAGTCCACCAATTTCTAAATGATGATACCATAATTTTCAAACGTTCTCTAACATCTTCGTTTGAAACCTTCTCCCCAAGCTGATGACGTAATTTTCGATTTTCATCATTCAATGAGCGGATTTGTTCAGTTAATTTCTTTTGTTTCTCTGCAAGTACACCTTCATATCCCATTCGGGTAAGAAACCTATTCACATTGTGGTCTGTCAGAGAAAGGATGTTTTCTTTCATTCCTTCGGTGAGCTGCCCTTTTTCGAGCATCGTTATAGCCAATCCTAAATTTTGCTGAATTTCTTTATATTGCTTTTTCAATTCAGTTATCAGTTCTCCGTTAGAATCTTCTACAATAGCTGGCTTATCTTGCCTGTTAAAATCAAGCTGTCTTTCTTTCATTTCTAATTCGTTTTGAACCATTTTCCTGATGTCAGGTAAATGGTAATTATTATCAATTAAATTCTTATTGTAATATCAGCAAGCTGTTAATCAACTTCCACTAACTCACCGTTTTCCAGTCTATACCATGTATCAGCCTTGACAACCTCACCATCAACTGCTACAGCCTTCCAATCAACAATATCATACGTATCATCCCTTTCCTCAGCTATGACCAAAATTGCACCTATTCCGCCTTTTACCTGAACATTTTTCCCTCTTGCTACTGACAAACCATTAGATCCTGTTGAAGCCTTCCCTCTTGCCGTGGCAGCACCTCCATCACCAGCCGTGGCAGGTTTCCCCGGTTTCGCATTACACTCGTTAGTACACCGTTCCTTGACATAAGATACAGCTGCTTTCACAAGCCCCCTTATATCAAGCTCAGCACCTATTCTAATTTTTGAAGAGCAAACCTTGTCGCTTTCTGAATCGTCTATTTTACCGCTCTGTTCAACCTCACAAAACCTTGACCCGGCTGGCGCATAGTAACCAAAAACATCCAGAGGATAAGGACACGCATGAAAACCTTTCTCGCATGCCTTTATGTCGCCTGTTTCTTCATACTCCTTACCTACCTTATACTTAAATCCTCTACAAGATAAATCCTTATCAAATGCTTTATAAGCCTTTATTTTCTGTTCCATGATATTGTTTATTTTTCGTTATTTTGATATTGCGATAATTTTTTGTTCAAAGATCGGGCATTCTCTTCTGCCCAACAGGTGTATTCCATGAAGCCTGTAGCATGGCTTTTCGGGAATCGAATCGTATTTACGGTTATGGCACAACGGCGGCAGATGCGATGTATATTGTATTTACCTTTTACACCGTAACATACCACAGGATAACCGTCAGCAGTTTTCATGATTTTCTAAACAAATGGCTGAACGCATTATCCAAATCCAAGTCTAGATTCAGTTTGGATGGGAAAGATTTAATGTATTCGTACATCTTATAAGCGAGGTTGTCATCATCACCGCACCTATCAATCAGTGTGAGCAACATGGCGTTCACCATGTCAGAATCATTGCCGAAGTTTTCCTGAGTGGATTCGCTGCAATGATTCACATCACTTTTCAATCTCTTTATCGCGGCTATGGCTGTGTTGAAGTTTCTTTTTGAATCGTGTCTGAGTTCAAAGCCTTCCTTCTTGTATTGCTGCTGCATTTCTAGAAGGTTGGTTTCTAAAACGTCCGTGAGGACAAATACGATGTTGGTTATCGTATTCAGTTTGTCTGTTCCTTGCATGATCGTGTATTTTTTATCAATTATTTTATTTGATACAACCTATTTTAAAGCCGTACAATGAATTTTCCTGCATGAAAGTATCAACTACAGGCTTTCTTGTTGAAAATCTTGTCACGGGGCTGGAAATGCCGTCTATCGTTTTCTTTCTTTGCCTTGTCAATCCATCTTTGGAATTTGGCAGCTACAAGAGGACAGTGGATGCGCAGGTTCCTGTCGCGTTCCGCTTCCCATTCACGTATCTTTGTCTGCATCTCGATATTCATAATTTTCTCCTATTTCGTTATAATTCTTTTTTTTGAAAACTATTGCATATTTGCCCATATCTGTCACAGGCACACACTCTATGTCCTTTAGCCTTACAATACGCAGAATTGTCCCCGAAGTTCGAAGCATTCTTGCAATTCCGGCATTTTACATATACGGATTCCGGTTTGACTTTCTTTGCCATACTGTCAGTATTTTCACGGCTTCCTCGTCCCCGGATTCCGCCCGACGTTTCAATTCGTTGTACAAAGTCAAAGAAGAATATCCTTCAGGTGGAATAAATTTTCTGTTCTCTATTTCATCCTGCACCCTTTTTCGGTTTATCGCGTCCAGCTCATAATTCCTTTCGGAATTGAACTCCTTGAAGAAAGCATTGCCTATTCTTCTGGCATCGAAAGACGCGAATGAATTGTCATACTTCCCGGCCTTGTAGCGTGCGAAAAACAGCATCAGTTCGGAAAGCTTGTAAGCCTTGGCCTGTGAGGCAAAGGATTGGCAAAAGATTCTTATCCCGTCGGCAACGCCTTTTTCCTTGCTGTTGGAAGCCCCGAATATGCCGGACACCTGTATGTCGATCCAGTATTCGGAAGAGCCACAGCCGTAAAGCGCATCATACTGCATCAGTGAAGGGCAATCTGCCATATAAGCCCTTTCCGGGTTTTGAAGGGCATATCCCCACTGGACCGGTGAAAATACTCTTTCAACCTCAGAACGGTCTTTCCATTTGGTCAGCCAAGCCTTCTTCGAGGTCTCGCTTATGTTGTTGTAGCAAGCTAAGAGCGTAGGCGTTAGCTTCCTGTTTGTCTGTATAATTGCGCCTATTGTTGTTTCCATTGTTCCGTTGTTTTTCAAGTTCAATTTTCAGCCATCGGGCAAAATGCGATTTTGCATCTTGGGGTGATTTAACAGTTTCTCCCTCGTTTTGGAGCTTCATAAAGAACTTCTCCAAATAATCATAAAAATCAGGAGGCGCGAAATCCTTATATCCACATAAACGAGTATTCATGCAGACAGCTTCCATCCATGAACTATTCGACTTCAATTCTTCATAGCACTCATCCAACCCTCTTTCAAAAATCCCAGTCGGAATTTCTTCATACGCGCGCGGGGGAGAGAGATAATTATCTTTGTCTTTATCTTTGTCTAATGCGCGTACATTATACTGTAAGGGCTTAGGTACTACTTTAGGTTCATGGTTAGGTATAAGGTTAGGTACTACTTTAGGTTCAACTTTAGGTGTCAAATTTTGATAGCTAATCTGATACCTTGTTTTATCCCGTTGTCCTTTTCCGCCTGATTTGAATGTGATAAGACCCGCCTGAACTAATCTGTTACGTGCTGATTTCATTGAGTTGACCGACACTCCCACGTCAGATGATACCTTTGTATCACTACGCGTCCAGCTATCCACCCAGCCTAAACGATTCGCTGTTTTTAGCAAGTAAAAATAAAGCCTCGTTTCACAGCAGGTAAATTCCCAGTCTTCGTCAAGAGACCAAAACCAATTAATCAGTTCTATATAAGTCATATATCTTTCAAATAATTATCCACCACTTTAATAAACTCGTCTAATGACCGAACAACGATGTATTTGTTACCATTTGCCTCACATTCCTTTTGCCATTCTTTTTGGACCGGTCTTTGGTATTCTCCCGGCTTTTTCATTTCCACACACAAAGCTCCATAGAAACGATTGCTCTTAAGAAGTATCAGGTCTGCGACTCCGGGAAGCATACCTTCATCTTTCATATAAGCTCCGTTCCTTGCAGAACGTCTTGCCGCATTAGGAACAGCAAACAGCATATTTCTGAGATGGGGATATTTTAAACGGAAATATCTAACACAAGAACATTGTATTTTATGCTCTTCATTTTTGGGCTTACTACGGCTGCTTGCCACACAAGCCTTGGATTTCATCTCTTCGTATGTCATAATTATTATTTGTTTATGTAGTACGGCATTATTTAAATCCCCATTCTTTCATGTAGTCAATGTTTTCAGGAAATCCTTCTACCAATATAGGGCTGAGGAATATCTTATCACTTTTTAAATTTGATCCTCCCCATTCGGTGGGTGGACACTTTTCATATTCTTCTTTAGAAACTTCACTTACACAAAAATGTGTCTGAAAGCCATATCCTTGTACACTTACTCCTAAATAACCGAATTTACGTAATGCCCACTCAAAAGCAATATCTCTATAAAAGTAATGTTTGGAGAATACTGCTACATATATCTTATGTGTAAAATTCCCTGTTTCTGTCAAATCCGGATTACATCTGATACAGAAATATTTAATACGTGAAAGTATTTTTTTTGCAAAATTCTCATATTTTTCACAATCCTCTTTTGAAAGGAACTCCTCCCCATCATATGCGATGTAAACAGTCTTAGTAATTTCTTTTGTTTCCATGTTATTCTTTTAATTAAAGCCCCGAAGCGTATTCTCCGGGGCACAACCATTATTTACTAACCCTTGCCATTGATGTGTGGCTCACATTTATGAGGGATAAGCAGGAGTCGAACCTACACAAGTATCGTCTGATTTCTCGCTTTCGTCCGTAGATTGGCTATCCTACGATCTTTAAACTACTCAACAAATGTATTACTCTCAGCTACGGTCTTGATGACTTCCATTTCTATGTACACTTGAAATTTCCATTCATTTAGTCTTAGCACCCTATGACCATTTTATCCCATGTTTGCCCACCCTATCTTCACAGACCGGGAAGGCATAAAGTTTATAAGAAAATAAATCTAAAATTATCCTCACCGTTAGGTTCTTCGCCCGGCATATCATTACCGAAATCCATCGGAATGAACCAATCTGAAATAAACTCTTCCATAACTAAATCAAATCAATTATTTTGGTTTTAACAATCGCATCCAATCTCATATCAGACAAACCTTGTGAAAGGTGTTGTTCCATCAAAGTGTTTGCCTCCTTTAAATCCTTTGCGCAAACCAAATTATAGTATTTCAATTCTTTCTCATTGCCGTTCTCATCAATCTGAGTATCTACAATGGTAGCCTTGAAGAATGGCTTGTCTTCTGTCTTTTCGTTGATTATCTCAATGATGTTTGAACGTGAAATGGAGAAGACATCAGATTCCATATTATCGGATGCGTACTGTTCAAGCCCTTTGGCTTCCGCTTCTGCAAAAAGTGAGCAGTCTGTAATGAAGTGTTCTTTTACTTCTTTTTCAAGACCGTCCTTGTTAGGTTTCATCACCTTTAACTTTACCTCGTAATACATATCATTCCTCCTTTGTCTTGTTACGTTCCTTAATCATTGCATCAGCTATTTGGTAAGCTGATTTAGCCTGTCCTTTATAGTAGTAGTTTGTAACACTAACTTCTTTGGACGGGAAAAACAATGTGACAATCCTGTTCCATAAAGTTCTCCTGCGTTTTGCTGTCATCATCATGCACTTCATTGCTTCAAGCGCAATATGATCGCGCGAAATATTCGATTCCATAATTTTATTGCTTTAATTGATTAATAATTTGTCTTTTGATTTTCTTGTACAGCTTCCCGACAAAACGTCCATGCTTCTCTGTTCCGTCATCGGGCAACTCGTTTTTATAAATATGAAGAAGTAACTGGATGAGAAGCACTTCTTGTTTTGTCAAAGTAAGTTTCATGATAATAACCTAAAGGAGCGATTCTATATCGCAAAGTTCAGCATATATCAACATCAGCCATACTATTATTTGTAACAGGATAGCCATATAATTATCACTGTCATTCTTATAAAACAATATCAAGAAAGATATTGCCATAATGATAAAGGCACTAATTCGTATAATCATTGTTTCAGATATGAAATTTGTTTTGTTCGACCTCTATCTCCATCAACTGAATCAAACGTTCTTCGTCTGGAGATGGGATATATATGCCACATTGGGCACTCGAAAAATTCCGAAACCGCTCAATAGTTAGGCTCATCTCCGCGCTGTCAAGATCAGAAGAACTTCGTAGATACTTTATCCGACCCAAAAACTTGTCTTCTCTCTCACGGACGAAAGTGTCTTTGTTGCAGAGAATCTTGTAATAGTTCCGCTTTACATATTCCATCGTTTCACCGATTTGGCAACCGAAATAAGCAAGGCAGACATGAAGGTATTTGTTCTGATTTAAAGATCTTTGCGGTTTCTTTTCCGTCAATTCAAACACCTTCTGTTCCTTTATCAACTTCTCCAGCTTCGCTCTTGCCTGCTGGACGTGGAGAGGATTAGAGCCATCGTACTTCATCAGAAGGGCAAATCTAGATCATTATCCGACACGCTAGGAGCATTATTTATATCCTCTGGGGTGGGTGATGTATTCTGAGGTATAAACTCTTTGAGGTCCCCGCAGATATAGTTCCTTCCTTCTACCCGTTCCTCCTTTTTAGGGGAACAAGTGATGAAATGCGTATGCCCGAACTGGGATTTCTCTTTGCGCTCGATAACAGCCACATTCACATAGATTCTTTCAACTCCATCTTTACACTTAATTTTCTTCATCTGCTCACGAGGTATATCAGAGAGACAGATAGAACCACTTAAAATTGCCATAATTAATTTTCTATTTTTTCTTTTAATAAATACTTGGTTAAATCTCTGTATTCTACCCACTCTAAAAAAGAGTGTAATAGATTCATATTATCCTGCTCCATACCATCATAACGATAACATGTAATAGCAGGCTCATAGCGTTTCAATGGAAGTCCTCTGACATCATATCCATGCTTATCTTTGTCGTATCCTTCAAAGATGAACAAGTCAAAGTGAAACACGTCTAAATTGAATAGCTGGAGATAAAATCGCCATTGGCAAGAATTGATGTAATCGGCATCGGTAGGATAAGAATATTTAGTCTTAATGTCCCTGATCTCCACACCATTCACCATATCGGCACATCCTGTTATAATAGCATCTCCAAAATCCTTATACAGTCTTATCTCATGAAAAGCATTCGGGTATTCGTTACGATAGGAAAGCGCGGTCTTGCATTGTGCAATATCCATAATCACTTTATCACCTTCAATGTCAAAGGATCTACCACAAGGAACAGGCTCTTTTTGTTCTTTATTATAATGGAGGAAGGTACGTTCTCCTGCATCTACTTTATCACATTTCGGTGTACCTTCTTCCACTATTTTATGAAATGCCTGTCCAATTTTTGTATACACATTACCCGTGAACTTGCCTGTTATACTGTCAATAACGGATTGCTCCGTTATCTCATAGTTGGCATAATCGCTTTGCTCTATGTACTTTCGGAATGCTTCTAAAATTGTTACGCGAATTAGCGGTATCATACTTTCACGAATAACTTTTTATCTTGATCGAAAGTGAATCCTTTTGCTGCAAGACTCTTCTGCATCTCAGAAAAGAAGGGTACTCGCATAATTTTAGGTAATAGTTTTGTAGCCTCCATCAAGGCAAGAATATCTTCATCGGTCATTGCGGCGGCAAGCTGTTCACGTATTGCCGCAAGCTGTTCATTAGCTTTTGCTTGTGCTTCTCCTTTTCCTTGAATTGATATCTTCACTTTCGATATAATGTCAGACATACATGTATCAAACTCGGTTGTTCCATAATCAGGTATTACCACAGTTCCAAGTCCTGCTACATTTTTGCCTACAAAATTATCCAACGGTGCAAATGAAATAGAACGCTTCCCATTTTGTATGAATACATATCCAACTTGGTCAGCTATCCTGACAAGCAGGTCTTTTGATTGCCCTGTGCAATCCGGAGAGTGCTTTATCACATCACCGTCTGCCGTTTCCTTGTCATGGCATATAAAAACAATGTCAGAACCATTCGAGCGAAGAAAGTTGACGAACTCTTTAAAGTCCTCGCCCATCTGCCCAAACCGTTTTAAAGTATTCGTTTTCAATTTATAATTATTGTCAATAGCATATTGACTCAGATAATCGTCTATCATTGATTTGGCTGTATCGACAACTATTGTTTTGTAATCTTTCATAGATTCACGTTCTGAATCAATATCTTTCCAACATTTAGCCATTATGGTATCACAACGTTGTACTGCGCGGTCTGCCCCCCTGTCGCAATCTATCAATAAAGGATTATCCGCTGTTGTAGCTACTGAGGTTTTCCCACTTCCGGGTACTCCATATAATACAATAATTACAGGACGCTCCGGTAAAACATCATTTTTCTTAACTATAGGCATAATATTTAAATTTTAAAATGTTCGCTTTTACCAACACAAAAAAGGCAGGTCCGCAGTCCTTACAAAGTTCCGCTTCCTGCCATGATATCTTTCCACTTCTTCAAGTTCGTTTTCTAGAGAATCGATTTCTTCATTAAGCAAGGATATATACTTGCCCTTACATTCAGCATTGAATGTGAGCCTTACCGATTCCTCACTCATTGACTGGACTATATCAAGCTCTGAATAAAGCTTTTCCAATTCATCGCTTATCTGGCTTATAGTTCTCATACCTTTTCAAGAAATTGGATCGGCAATGAGCATACACCTTTCATATTAGGATATTTGACATCAGCATATCCGTTAGCGATATAAACTATTGTACCTGTCAACGTATCACCTATCTCACGTACTTTATCACCTTTCTTCATAACCATTTATTTTAAGTTTATCTAATTATTGTGGCAATGGTTTCCAAAAATCAATGTCCCATGCCCGGTTAGTATTTCCACATATCCAAATGTTCTTCTTATGCTCACTATCGAATACCAACATCCCGGTATTCACAAATTTCCCGGAACTCTTTACAAACACTCTTGTGTCTAATGGTGGAGGATCTTTTTCTGCATTCCTCCATTTCATGGATTCCAAAACAAATTGAGCACCTTTTTCAAAATCCACTGATGCTGTTCTTTTGTGCGTAATTCCATGTATGCCATTTGCATACTCTCTGGCTTTCTCCTTTATTATATTTATATCCATAACTTAACTTGTTTCCAATTAAAAAACTCCTGCTATCTTCACAGACTACAGGAGCAAAACCTAAACGACTTAATCTATCACTTATGATAACTTACAGCCACCGTCAGCGGAATCGGGCCGCCATACTATCCGTTAAATGAGAGTAGAGATTAGAACAGATAATTATTTATGTTTATTACCTTAGACAGTACCAACCATGGACGGTGAAATTCCGTACCTATATTCACATACAGGCACGGACAGACAACATTAACTTTATGAAATAACAAAAAAACTAGATGAAAAAATCATTCATATTCCTTTAACTCTCTGTATGTCATTACCACCAATCTCACACACAATAATGAGATAATGGAAAATATAATCACCGATACAGATTTTATAGGGCTTTCCGTAACTATCGCACCATAAATCATTCCTAAAGAACATAGTGCGGCAAATATAGACAGGATAAAATTAGCTGTTTTCATAATATGCATTTTTATATTGTTCCCCTCAACGGCTTAAACCGGTTGTTACCCCGAATCTTACGGGAGGGGATATATTAGACCTTCCGGCGGTACTTGTGCCCAACCAAGTTTACTTAATGCACTAAGGACAAATCGGTGCACCGAAAGTATGTTCAATCAATTATTATAGACCCTCAATACGTCACGGCATCCCTGCTGGTATTGACTCCTATAATCAGTCCGTTTGTCTGCATTATATGGCTTATGAGTTACACCATATAAACATTTACAATGTGTGAAAGAACTTTGAACAGTTCCCCTCAACGGCTTAAACCGGTTGTTACCCCGAATCTTACGGGAGGGGATATATTTATTTGTCTGCTGAGATACAAGCCAATTGTTTCTTTAGATAACTTATACGATCACATTCCATATCACATATTTGACTACCTTGTTTTTGGTTGTGAGGATAATGCTTACATTTCCCCCTTTGAAAACAAGGACATAACTGCCGGTACACTATCACAGCTCTTTCTTCTATCTCCTTGGATGCAATACTAATAGCTTCCAGTGCGTCAGCTTTAAAAATCAACGGTTCTACCGGATTACCAAGCTGGTAGCATTTATTATTTATAAAATCGGTTGCTTTGCTCATTTTTTATTTATCTAATAAGTATTTATTTACATCTTGTTTAGAGAAATACAACAGTTTACCCTTTTTAGTATATGGGATAGTACCATCATGAACGCGTTTTCTTAAAGCTCCTTGAGATATTCCTAGATATTCTGCGCATCTAGCAGAATTCATTACAGAATCATTCTGTTTTCCCGTCACTTCTGCAAATCTTTCCGTGAGCATATTCATTTCTGTTCTTGTCATCATAACCCTTGAATATTTATATTTTCACTCTGATAATGGATTCTGCACCACCATAATTCTTTATCGCCTCTTCCCTTATTCTTACTGCAAGTTCAGTGTTGATAATGTACTTTAATGCTCTGCGTACTGTCTCACCGCTAACCCCGAAATGAGATGCGATGTGTTTCTGTGCACCTTGTGGAACGATTATCCGTGGGATTTCTTTGGTTCTTCCTATTTTATTCATATATTTGTATATTAATTATTGCCGTTGCGAAATAAAACTGTATTCAGTTCGTTTTCACATTGCAAATATAGTATCCATTAATGATACTACAAAAGATTAAAGTATCTTTTTATGATACTATTTACTATTTATACATTATTCTAAATAACGCGATATATAAAATACTGAATATAAGAAAGATAAGATTACGCAATAAAAAAAAGGAGGTAATATGATTGACATTCAACATTCAAACGAACGCAACTTTTGTGGGGCTATAACTCCTAAGGAAAAGGATAAAATAATGAAAGCGATCCTTGATATGGCGGCTCATGAAAGAAAAACATTCTGTTTTACTCCTAATGATGTTCCCAATTTAAAAATTAATGGGAAACAATTTGAAATGGTGATTATGGACTTCTTTGAAAAAGGATACATAATAAAAGAAAATATTTCTCAATATTGGGATTGTAGTGATATATATCCTACTTGCAAGCTATATGAAATAGCCCAATTCGGAGGATTCAAAGCCGCGTATGAAATAAAGAAAGCTAATATTCAAAAAATGAGCTTGGAACTTGAACTAATGGGGAAAAAACTAGAAAGTGATTTCCCCGAAGAGGCTAACAAATGTATTGAGTTTGCACAAACAATTGCATCATTGTTTGTTTCGCTGAATAGTATAATTGGGATGATAGATACTACTCCCGAATAAGCCATACTCCAACTCCGTATAGATAGTACGGTTATCCGGAAAGCATTGACGGGTTTTGGTTTCATATAATATCTCGCCTGTTACCCTGTCTGTGATAGTCCTTATCCAATACTTATCCTTACGGAATAAAGATATATTCAAGCTGTAACGGAAGCCCGGATCTACACGAACCTCGTTTTCATTCATGTAGTCCACGACTTTAGTAATACAGTCGGAGATTTCGGGAGGAAATTTACCTTGCTCAGAAGCACCTAAAAGGAACTTTATTACATTCCCATCGCTTAGTTTGGAAATGTTTTGCAAAAGATCTGAATTGAACTCTTTATTCATAAATATAAAATTAAAAAAGAGAACCCACGTTACTGCAACCAACGCGAATCCTCTTTTGATATATTAAACACCATGCCAGGTAAGTTTAAACATTTGCACGTAACAGTTGCAGTGTTACAACGCAAATATAGTATCCTTTAATGATACTACCTAATAATATCTATATAATATGGATGCTTTTAACGTTTATACAAGTAGATTCTTAGAAGTTATAGATTCTCTAAAAATCAGTGACTATCAAGTATGGAACAATTTGGAATCATTGTCTAAAGGGACAATGTCTAAAATTAGATGTGGCAGAGTTGGGGTTTCAATGAATGTTTTATACGAATTTTGTAATAAATACAATGTTAATGCAAATTATATTCTTACAGGAGAGGGTGAGATGCTTAAATCTGAGCCAGCATCATCCGATTCAGAATCAAAAACTAATAAAACATCCGCACCGTACCAAATTGAAACAAAAAATATTAACATAGATTTACATGGAGAACAAATAGACAGCAAAAGGACCATCGAAGTCCTTATAAAAGTAATAGAAACATACCAAACACGTATGGATGATTTACTAAATGTTATCGAAGTGTTTAAAAATGAAAACACCGATTTGAAAGAACAGTTACAAAAACCAAATGTAAGCTAAACAAATGAACATCTTATCATGTTTTTTAAGGAGATTAAAAACCTTAGACATGAACAATGATATAATACACAAATTAGAAGACATTGCCATTAAGATGAACAACCAACATGATAGATTAGAAAGACTTCTTTTCGGGGTTGAGTTAAATCTAATTACATGCAATAAAATAGAGCCAGAAAAGAATAATATACATAAGACGATTAGTCTTAATAAAAAATAGATATTATGGAAATGTAATATGATACGTTATACAATCTTGTTAAAAATAGGTGGATTTTTTAACTTAAAAACGGAATTTGTCGGTATCACAAAAACATAAAAAAAGCCCTCTATAGGGCTCAGAAACGAGTTGAATATTTTTACCGTGTGATACCAATAGTAAAAAATAACGCTTAATCGGTTGATTATAAATAATTTGTTAGATTCCCGGTTTCGGCTCAAGGGGGGTCAAAATGCTCCCTTTTTTTATTTTACGCCAATAGGCTATAAATCAATATATTACAAACCTAATCGACTGATCTTCAACGTGTTTAAGTAATCTTACTGATGATTACTGCCGTTACTGTGCATTACTTATCATTACACTGTTGAACTATTTGTGATACCAATTTGTTCCTGGTATCACAGCTGGTATCACACTTGGTATCACATTTACCATAATTAACAAATTATAAACTAAAAAGAAACAGTATGGAAACATGGAAAATCAAGCCGGTATTCGACAGAAAAAAGAAAGCAACACCGGAGAAATCAGCTAAGGTTGAAATTGAAATTCAATTCTCGCGTACAGAAAGAAAATGGATCTCAACAGACATTGAACTGTATTCAAACCAATGGGATGGAGAATTCGTTGTACGACACGCCAAATTTAAAGAATTAAATAGGGCAATAACAAAGCATATTAAAAAATTTGAGGACATTATCAAAAATATCAGAAAAGAAGGAAAAGACATCAATCTAAAAAACTTTAATATTTTTTATAACGAAAAACACGTAAAGTCTAAATCGTCATTTTTAGATTTCGCTTATGACGAGTTACAAAGAAGGGATCTTAAATGGTCAACCAAACGAGCGCACCTTATAGCACTGGAAGCTCTAAAACGCTCCGGAGTAATTAAAACATTTGACGATATCACTCCTGAAAATATAGCTTTATTTGACAGGTTTATAAGAAGAGAAGATCCAACAAGAGGACAGACAACAATACATGGATACCATAAGAGAATAAAACCTTATATTAATGAAGCGCTTCGGCTTGGACTTATCGAGGACACACCTTACAGGGTATTCAAAGATAAACATGGTAGATATAAAACAAGACAGCCTCTCACAATGGACGAACTGCAATCTATCCGCAATATAGAGTTGAATGATCGACAATTACAAAAAGTACGTGACCAGTTTATATTTCAATGCTATACCGGCTTATCATGGGTTGACTTATACATGTTTGATTATGACAGATGTACTGTAGAACATAACGGAGTTGCATATATAGACGGAGAACGTATCAAGACCGGAACCAAATTTTACACACCTATACTTACTCCAGCAATGGAAATATTAAAAAAATACGATTATAAATTTACAGTCCCTACTGTACAGTCATTTAACAGAAGCCTTAAAATCATAGCTGAACTTATCGGCTTAAAAAAGCCCTTAACCAGTCACATAGCCCGGCATACATTCGCTACCACTGTTGTTTTAGCAAATGACGTACCTATCGAAACGTTGTCTAAGATGCTAGGGCACACAAAGGTTTCAGTCACACAAGTTTATGCAAAAATTCTAAATAGTTCAGTAGAAAAACATGCGGAAAAATTAAACAGTATTATATAAATCCATCCGTTGTGCTTATGAGTTATCGCTTTTAGTTCATAGGCACAACGATATCACCCTTGCCAACACGACAAGAGGTATCAGTCTATAAATGAACCTCTCTATACGTTCCATCGCATCACAGCAAGTAAACGACAAAAATACCAGTGAGGCACATCATCAGCATGTTCAAGCAATATGTTCAACTTATCTTCTTCCATATTCTGTTAACATAAAAAAAGCGGTAAAACCCGTTGGGGATTACCGCTTAATGCTAAATAGTTACTTTATTTTGCGTTTTTGAATATTTAATTTTATCTTTGCGCCATGAAGATAGCCCTTGATACATTGAAAGGCTACGTTGACCGTAGCTCACTAGTGTAGATGTATGGGGGGTATCTTTTTTTGCACCTTTAGATTGCAGAACAAAACTACAATTCGAAAAAATTATTTATCAATCTTTTTCATTTCCTTTGCTGTCATTTTAAGAGCTTTTTTAATTATAGGCAATTCTTTTTCTTGTGGCAACTGTTCAGGTTTGCGCCCAGTATTTTGTTCTACTATATTTCGGACTTGTCTTCCAACAGTATAGTGTGTTTGTTCTAAATTAGCTTGTCCAGATATTTGTTTACTCTTTATAAGCTCTTCGGTTTGGGTAACACGGAATAGATTGGCAGCAAGTTCGGTACGGCTCATTCTGTCAAATAGCTTTCCTTTTTTAACGCCACGTTTCTTTTCAAGCTTCCACGATTCCATATTATACATACCCAGATAACCTGCATTTTGAAACTTTGCATAATCAGTAACATTTGCGGCTTTTGCTGTTGAAGCGAGAGATTTGTTTCCATCTGCAAGTTCTTCACGTATTAGCACGCGGTCTATTTCCTGATTGTTTTCAATGTATAATTCAAATTTTCGTGTTTGCTGTGCGAAATAAGCTTGCGCCAATGCTACTTCTGGCTTCTTTGGATCGCCATTCATAGCAGCAAGATAACACGCAAAACGTGTAAGTTTGAAGTCTTGGAACTCAACACCATTATTATTGCGTTTCACAGCTATTATATTTTCATAATGAGGAATGTTGAGCGAAACAAAAGCCTTTGTCGCGCGGTCAAGAACTTTACAAAATGCTTTCATATCATTATATCCAAGCATAACCATTACTTCTGAGGCCCACCAATAAACGATGCCGTTTTGGTTTTTAAAGTCTTCAAAAGAAAGAATCGCATTGTTGTTTTCTTGTTCCATTTCCATCTATAATTTAAAATTCGGCTCAAAGATAGAATAAAGTATTTGTTATTCCAATAATATCATATAATTAAGATATATAATTTTATTGGATTTATGTATATAATTTCACGACTATTTTGTAAAAACGGTAATTCCAACAAGTCAAAGAACGCTTCTGTTCGATTATTATTTTTCCATTCCCTTTCTGCAATGTTCACATAAGAACTTTTTGGCTACAGGGAACATCTTTTGACCGACATATCCACTGAGATATTGCGCTTCCTCTCCATAAGGATCAATCCCGAAAGCCTTGGAGATATGCCGGCACAAATGACCTTTTTCGTGGTCCCACGAATTTTGAAACTCTTCGGGGGTAGAGGTTAGTGAGATAACCATTACTGTCTCTCTTTTCCTGTAGTCCGAATAGGTTAGACCGGTATTCATTCTGCCTTCGGTCAGATTGCGATACGCACGCTTGAGGGAATCCCCCCTGCATCCTATACGGTACAGGTCCATAATAATCCGATCCGCCCAATAGGTGTGTACCGCATAATACACTTTGACGTGCCAGTCTCCATATTTCGGTATGTAGAACTCCTGAACAATCATATCACATCCGACCAGATTACAGGAATCCCTTTACCTATACAGGTGGCAAAGAACTCGTCAAACGCCCTGCAAGGATCGCCATCAATATCATCAAGGTAGCATTTTATATGCTTGCACAAGTGTGCCTCGTCAACCAATGATTTTTTATAGAAATCCGCTTTCAGCATGTTTGCGACATAAGCAACGTCATAACCCTTGTCGTGCTCGATAGTAATTCCGTTCGCTTTCAGCATATCGTCCACTTCATCTTTGCTCCACGGCTCCAGCTTTTTCTCTTTGCCCGTGGCTTCGTCTTTCACCTTCATTTTTGAAACGGCCCATTCATAAAGTTTCTTGCTGAAATGAAAGCCGTATGCTTCCAGATATTCCCTCATGCCCGATGGAAATCTGCTGTATGTATCCAATCTCTGTTCCATAACCTTTATTTAAAAAGAGGGGCATTCCACCCCTCCACCATTAATAAAACTCACCGTTAGCGCGTCTGCGTCTGCGTTCGCCCATGTCATCCATACGCGGATATTCAGGAAAGTATCCGGGGTATCTGCGTTCATCCATGCCGGATGAGCTTCCACCACCTGAATAACTTCTCCCACCATCACGGAAACCCATCTCTCCGCGCATCTCTCTCATGGCTTTTTCGTAACCTTTGCGGCAGCCTTCCTTGTAGGCTTCCTCCACTTCGTCACCTCTCATACCGAAGCCGCGTCCGTAATCGTCACGCCCTTCTTCTAATATTTCCCACATTCCCATAATCATTTCTTGTTTTTAGATGCTTCAACCACTCCGAGCTGTTCCATTAACTTCTGATTCTGTGCAATGAGGTCAGCCATATTTTTGCTCATTTCTTGCATGTTCTTATCCATATTGGACATTTGCCCTTTCAATGCGGATATTTCCTGCTCCTGCTGTTGCTTGGCTGCAAATTCAGGGTTCAGCATGGCAAGCATCTGGTCACATACCCTAAGAAAGTTCTGATGATATTCCACACTTTTTAGGACATCCTCACTTTTCTGCTTCATGGTAAGGACCTCAGTATTCATTTCGTCTCTTGACCCTGTAATCAGCATCCCTGTCTTAATATCATCGGCAATATTGGCATTAGCCGGTATCTCTTGCAAATTGACATTCTGTCCGTTTATATTCACGACAAAATCAATAACCTGTACCGGCTGTGGATAAGGCATGTTGGGAACAGTCTTATATATGGTTTTTATGGGGCTTACATTAACGACCTGCCCACATTCCAAACTTGGATTTGCACCTCTATGAAGAAGATATAATGTACTGTTTACTCGTAAGTTCTGAAACATGATTGTTTAATTTTAAGGAGTGTGGTTATTCCCATTTTGGGAACCACCACAAAACTCCATGTTAATTATTACTTGCTCCGTAAAGAAGCGGTTTCTACTGTAGGAGCCGGAGCCGTTGTCGGTCTGTACCCTCCATTAACAAGATACAATTCGTTGGTGTACTTGTTATAATGAATCTCATAGATGCCGGTTCCAGCCAAGTTTGCAACAGTCACAGGCTCATTGTTATAAGCCATCAACGGTCTTGTGTCCCCATTAGTTCCTATCAATATCGGAAGTGTAGCAGTCGTACCGGCAGGTATAGCTTGTCGGAGACTGATATAGAATCCCCCAACATAATCCCTGTTACGGAACGCATGGTTAGGGAGTTCAAGAGTAACATTCTCCGTACCGACTGTCACAGCCACCGTAGGAAGAGTATTGAAGTTTGCTCTTCCGATTGATGGGAATGGGAATCCTGTAAAAAAGTTAGGCCACATATCTACCTCCTTTCTTACCGGATTAACCCCAGTAGTTGTTGCAACCACATCCACTACGTCCGTATACAGCGTCACCCATATATGCACCGTAGGCGGCTGCACGGAAACAATCTGTATTAATAGCGGTTAAATTGGGGTATTGAACACTCACAGTATTGGGGAGCTTGCATTTGATTCCATCAACATCGCTTTGTAATGCCTGCAATCCGGCTGCCAAAGGAGCAATCTGTTGTCCTACTGCACTCAGGATAGTGGCGTTCTGATTACGCTGGGATATTTCGGCTGTTAAAGTAGCCTTTTCCGCAGTAAGAGATGCGATCTTGTCCTGCAATGCCTGATTTTGAATTGCATCAAGTTTGGCAAGGATAGCATTCGTGTTGGCAGTAGCACCGTCACGCAATGACAATGTGTTTTGGTTAGCAGTGTTGATTAATGCGTTAGTTTGGTTGCACATTGCAAGCTGACTCTCGTATCCTTGTGTGGTTACAAGCTGTTTCATATCGCAGCAACAGCTACAGATCTGAGATGTCAGAGCGTTGTTACCTTGCATAATCGCAGTCAGGATACTGTTGGTGTTCTGACCCATTTGGTTACCGAGACCGCAGATTGCCTGTGATACAGAGTTAATACCGGCAAGGATTTGGTCTGAAGAGGTGTTAACAGCTTGGGCTAATGATGCAATGTCCACACCGTTCCGGTTAAGTGTCTGCATGATCATTTCTCTTCCTTCATCGGCACCCTTATTGTTGTTGCCACCGAATCCAAAGTTTCCGTTACCGAAGATGGCTGCAATCACAATCAATGCAATGATGTCCTGAAAACCTCCATTGTTTCCGAAAAAGCCGCCGTTTCCATTTCCTCCCATCAGCCCCATCAGATAGCCTGTGTCAATTCCACGGCTCTGCAAGGACGGAAGAATGGACGCAAGCAGACCATTGTTTGCTCCGGTTCCACCGTCTTGGTTAAAAACATAAGTTCGTTCCATAAGTATTTGTATTTTGTATCCCGGTCAAAATCGACCGTTCACAAAAGTATATATATCATATCTCATGAGGAATCAGTTGTTTCCCAACAAATTCTTTATATTATCCCAATATATTCTCATCATTTTCCCATTCTCTATCCTCTCATGGAAATTAGATATCATGTAGTTAACTGCACGTTTGGTTTTGTGGATATGAACGGCTATCTGTGAAGGGTACATACCACTTTCGAAAAGAAGAGATACAAGAAGATACCGGGCATCCACTGTCTCCATCTTCTTATCAGACGATAATATTTGGTCAACAGACACTTCTGTTTCTTTTGAAACAATATTAATTATTTTGGCAAAGATTTCTGACTTGCACATGTTTTTTCTAGTTTTTATTCTTATCTTTGCCATGCCACATAAAAAACTTGATATATACATAAACAAAGCATAAGATACCGTGTTGAAGATATTAAGCCTCCAACGTACGGTGTCTTATGCTTTTTCAAATTTTTATGTGGCAATAATTATTTGAACGTTGGGGGTTTTTTTTTGATTCTAAGCCCCTGAAAGAATTACTTTTATTAAATGAGTTTTTCTATTATATGCCACACTTCTACCTGTGGCGAATAATACTTGATGTTGCTATCTCATCTTGCACCTCCCTTCTTCTTTATCAGCCAAATGACTACGATTAGCAATACTAATATAACACCTATAGATAACTCTCCTAGTTCTAATTTTGTCTTCTGCCACCATGTTAATTCCTTCTCCACAGGATAGGGAATTTCTACCTCTTTCTCCTTCTCTATATAGGTTGTATCGCGAATTGTCCTGTCACGGTAGACTATATGCCACTTGTCAACTAATACTGAATCGCCTTTCTCTTTTACATAGATAGAATCCTTAATGTGAATGGAATCACGTTCATGCACGGTAAGATAAAGACTGTCAGTCCTTATTGTTTCCACCGGGACATACCTTATGCTCCGGCATGATCCAAACAGCAATAGCAATGCTATCGCTACCGCAATCCATATATAGATCCTTAGTTTCATAGCAGGTCCCATCCCTTATAGATATCCTCCATTACGGCAGGAACACCATTCTCAACATAAGATATAGCAGCAGCCAAAGAGCACATCGTATCTTTATCCTCAATGTCCGGAACATATACTGAAGGTACCTGCATATCCTGACATACCCGTCTGATGTAAGCCCCTGTATTGTTCTCTGTCTGTGGGGCCCATCTTGTAATAAAGTCTGCAATACAAACACAGTTGTGTCTCCTTCTGTAATTCTGCAATGTACGGATTAAAGCACGATAACCCCATTTCATTTCTACAAACTGAAAAAACTCCTTGTCTGTCTGTTTTTCTCTCAATCCCTGCCATTTATCCTTTGTTATTCGGATATTACCCGGATTTGCATTTCTAAGACCTCTTGGTAAACTCTTCATTTCTTTCCCTCCTTTTCTTTTAATTTCTCTATTAAATTATTAAAGCGACTGTTAATATAGATGCTGATGCCAAAAACACTACCGGCATACAACAGACATTGAGCAAACAACCACAATACACTGTCGTGTATCTGACCCATAGGTTCCGAGCACACAAAGCCGGCCACAGCCAAGGACGCTCCCAGTACAAGCATCCCCACGGCAGTTGAATACTGAATGTTTTCTTTTGTCTCCTTTCTCATTATACAAAAATTATAGTTCAATCCTTTTTTAATCCTTTAATTACACGTTTTGGATTACCCGATTTTCAAGCTAACCTTTATTTTGTATGACAAAAAAAGAGCCTGCCACGGAAACTAATCCGCAACAAGCTCTTGGCTTTATCAAATATGTAGTATGTCTTTTCGTCATAATCAATGTGGCGTGCATCTTCACACGCTTCCACAAAGATAAATATTGCTTCTCTCTTTCGCAAATAAGAATACAAAAAAAGAACGACCGCTAGCAAAAAGCACAGCAGCCGTTCAATCCACGCCCTACTCTCTATCCCATTTTCCCAAGAAGACAATAGCAAAGATATCAAACAGGTTGTATCCACATGGAAAAAAGGTTAATAAAATATATGTTGTATAATCTGTTATTTTAATTTAGATTAAACAAAAATAATATTTAAATTGTTTGTTAATAAATAAATTAATTTGTTCCTTTGTAGCAGGCAATAGCCTTCATGGTGTGAAGTTACACCATACCCACTTTTAGAACGTGATCACTGTGGAGGCAATTGCTGTATTATAACGGCGGTTGCCTTTATTGTTGAACAATGAAACAATGGTTTAAGATACCTTCTTTAAAGAAGTCGAATAAGGATATGTATAGTGATGCTACTTATCATGGTAAAGATGATGGTGGTAATTTTATTTATGTTCCTAAATGGGTGGAAAATCTGTTTTCTGACAATAGAGGGAATATAGATTTTGACATGTCGACCGTTGAAGGGAAATCAAGAGCCTTACATGAATGTTGGCCGTTTGCAATGGTTCTAGATCATTGCGGAAGAATGATGCAGAATGGGCGGTATTATGTGACGGATATTAACGGAAACGAGAAGAGGAGTTTTAAAGACATTGTGACTCTTTTGAATCGTCCGAATGTGATACAGAGTGGGCGTTCTTTTATAAAGCAGATTGAGATATCTTTGAAGTGTTTCGGATTTTGCCCTGTCTATACACTAAGAGCTTTAAAGTCTGATCTCCCTAAATCCATGATGGTAATACCTCCCGAATTATTCTACATGGAATCATTCGGTAAGGGCCCGTTTACTCAAACAGAGCTTTCTTCAATTGCTAGTAAGGTATATATACGTTGGGGAAATGAGAATATAGAACTTGGTGATGAGGAGTATTTTGTCATATACGATTCGATAATGGATATTCCAAGTAATAATGGAGGGAGAATTACCTTCCACTCCCCTGTGGACGCATTATCTACTCATACTCGAAACTATATGGCTCAACTGATAGGGAGAGGAAACCTTATTGTTAATGGAGGACCTAAAGGGATACTATACGGGAATGATACGACTGACGTAGGGAATGCAGCTATTACTCCGTCTGAATCCAAGAAATTGCAGGATGATTTCAAAAGGAAATATGGTATAGTGCATAAGTTGTATGAAATCATGGTGACTCCTAAGAAACTAGGGTGGATTACATTGGGGTCAAATACAGACCAATTGAAGCTTCATGAGGAGGATAAGGCGTGTTTGGAAGCGATAGCTCAGACGATAGGCTTTGACCCCAATCTGATTATACAAGGAAGTACTTATGATAACTCTTCTCAAGCAAAGAAAGCGGCATATCAGGATCTTATTATCCCTGACAGTGAATCTATAACAGAGGTTCTGACTAATGCTATATGTAAGGACAGGGCAATAATCAAAATGGACTTCACTCATGTCCCTTGCCTTCAAAAGGATATGAAAGAATTGGCGGATGCCTTGTCTACAGCCTCTAATGCTGTAGCTTCATTGTATAACAATCGGCTGATTACTTTTGAAGAAGCAAGAACCGAAATGTCCAATTTTACAGATATTGATCCTGATAACCCTAAGGGAGAATTTAAAAGTGAAATAAATAATGATGGAGACAAGCAAATACAAGAACAGGTTGGGGAAGCAGTATAAATCCTTAGCTTTTTATGCAAAGGAGATACAATATGATTCTGGCAGTAGAACTATCAGTGGTTATGCTGCGGTTTTCAATAACATTGATAAGTCCGGTGACATGCTCCTGAAAGGTTGTTTTTCAAAAAGCATACAGGAGAGAGGCCCGGGAAGTTCTGCTAATGATAAGATTATCATGTTGTGGATGCATGACATGCATGAGCCTATAGGACGCATTACGCTTCTGCAAGAAGATGAGAAAGGGCTTTACTTTGAAGCGTCTATTGATGATGTGGAAAGAGGAAATCAAGCGTTGAAGCAGCTTGAAAGTGGCACTTTGAACCAGTTCTCTATAGGTTATAGTTATGTATGGGAAAAATGTGAATATGACAGGGAACGTGATTGCTTGGTTGTAAAGGAAGTCATTCTGTATGAGATATCCGTAGTGTCCATAGGATGTAACGGAGAAACTGAATATCTTGGTCTGAAATCGGCAGAAGAATATGAAAGTGCGTTGGAGTCACTTCCGGTTGAAATAAGTGATGTATGTAAAGGACTTCCGATAAGAAAGAGGGAGGAAATCCAAATGTTAGTAAGAAAAGCGATGTCACTCGCTCGATACAAGCCGGCAGACAAGCCACTTGATGAAGAGGGAGCCGATGAAAAAATAAAACTATTTACAAAACCTTTAAAACTTAAAGAAGCATGAAATTTGACTTTTTAAGCAAAATTGATTTGTCGGTAATGGATGAGGTTTCCGTGAAGTCATTACAGGCGTTGCAGGACGCAATAAACGCTACTGTAGGCGATTTCATGGACGATACTATCGACAAAAAAACTTTTGAGGATAAATTAAATGAGGTTTCTCAAAAGATAGATTCCGAAAAGGAATTGGATACAGTGCGTAAGGAACTTGGTGAGATGAAAGAGATAATCGTTCGCATGAAAGGTGCAATGCATAAGAATGAAGACGGGCAAATGGTGTTCAAGTCTGTAGACCAGCAGATTGAAGAGCAATTGAAGGATTTCATCACAGTAGGCAAGCACGGAGAGAAAACTGTGGACTTGAAAACGGCTTGTAAGCAGTCCCCCGGTTTTAAGAAAAGCCTTACGCTTATTATAAACAAGAAGGAGGTTGATCCCTTGAAGAGTACGGGTGTGGCACCACATTATAACATGACAATTGATAGTCAGTTATCTGTTGATCCACGTTCCCAGACTGTAATCCGTAAATTTGCCAATGTGGCAGCAATATCTACACGATCATTGACTTATGCGGAGTTCAATCCGGGTGAAGAAGAAGCCGAATGGGTTCCAGAAGGCGGTCTTAAGCCTATGATGAGCGGTACATTGGCAGAAGTTACTATCAATGCTGGCAAAGTGGCTCTTGGCACAAAAGTAACCGAAGAAACATTATCTGATTTGCCTCAGTTGGTTGCGGAGGTTAGGGCTGAGATTATCAATCGTATTGGTTTGAAAGAAGAAGAAGGTATTCTGTCTGGTACTGGTTCCGGCGGTCAGATTAAAGGGATTGGGAGTGATATACCTACATTCTCTTTGACAGCTCTGAAAGTAGAGAAACCCAACACTTATGATGTTATTGTTGGTATGTATACACAGATTGTATCAATGTCCAATATGGCTTATCGTCCAAACCTTGTGCTTATGCATCCTCTTGACTATGCACAGATGCAGTTGACTAAGGATGTTAATGGACAATATCTCCGTCCTTTCCGTATTGGTGATGAACTGATTCAAGGTTTGAAAGTGGAAACCAGCACTGCAATCAAACAAGGTGATATTTGGGTTGGCGATTTTAACTATCTTAACATCCGTGATGTATGGGTTCTTACCATTACACTTGGATGGGAAAATGATGATTTCACTAAAAATATGGTGACTATCCTTGGTGAAAAACGTCTTATGGTGTATATTAAAAAGCAATATAAAACTGCATTTGTCAAGGATAAGATTGCGACCGTTATTGAAGCTATAACCCCTGCCGGTATTGGCGGATAAATTTATTAAACATTATGAAAGTAAATTTGACTAAAACTTATGAGGTTGAGTTCGCAAAGGACGGGGCCGTTTATAAAAAAGGTGATAAAGTAAGTGTTAATATGTTACTTGCAGGTAAGTTCTTCCAAGATGGACGTGTTGCCACTGTTCCTTCGGAATTGATGAAAGACGCTAAGAAAATCGGTGCTGAAGATTTGTTCAATAAAAAGAAGAACCTCAAAGATATTGTGTAATGTTGGTGGATTATACTTTTTTCCAAGGTGGTATTCTTGATATCGAAGGTGCAGTATTGAATATACATACTCCTTCTGAGACTAATAAGGCAATTGTTGACAGCCTTCAAGGCTTTGTAATGCAATATGAGCCGGAATATTTAGAGAAGCTCCTAGGGGAAAAGTTGTATAAGGAATTCTCATCCTATATTTCCAACGATGGAAAAACTAAGGAAAAAAGATGGGATGATCTTATAGCGCATCTTGTCATGAAATATAGTGATGGCGATAGGGAGATTTCCAAATCCCCCATCGCCAACTATATATACTTCCATTACTTGAGACATAATCACACTCAGGCGACTATTACAGGAGTGAAGGCTGATGGAGATGATGGCCGTCTTGTAAGTCCCGAAAGGAAAATGATGTTTGCATGGAACGACATGGTAAGAATGAATATCAGACTTGTGAGATGGCTTCAAGGCAATAATGCGGACTATCCGGATATCGCCACCGATTTCGAATTGATGGAAACAATTAATTCCTTTGGGTTATGATAATTGATATAATATCAGATGTATGTGCTTCCTTGTCAAAAAGAATGGATCAACAGATAAATTACATATATGGTGACAGTTCTTATATAAGGGAAACACTTCTTCTTCTTGGGAAAAGCAGGGTGACAGCATCGGGAAAATTCCCAATGATAGGGCTGTATGTTCCCTTAGACGAGGAAAGGGATAGTGAGAATTATTTTTGTAAGGCATCTGTAAACATAATAATCGCTACCAATACACTGGAAAAGTATACAAATGAACAACGTCGTGAGATATCTTTTGAAGGTATTCTTCGACCTTTGTATTACGGATTCATAGAAGAGTTAAAAAAATGTGATAAATTTGATTTCGGTTACTCCGGTATTGTAAGCCATACATATTCAGAAAATTATAGTTTTGGAAGACGTGGCGCTGTTGATGTTGACGGTAAGGAAGTTGGCGAAAAGATAGATGCTATTGAAATAAAGAATTTGGATTTAACAGTTAAAAATCAGAATTGTTATGCGAACAGATATTAGAGAGTGCGGCAGCACGTCCGGATTTAATACTGGAATGAGTTACTGCCCCCTGCAACCGGACAAGGTCGCAGGTGTTATATTGGTCATTCATGGCAAAAAACTGCCCAAAGAATTGACTGCTGAGGCTTTGGAGGAAGCCTGTCATGCTGATTATCCGGACAGAATTTATCCTATTACAGGATTTTCGGAATACGCGGTAAGCGGCGGTGAACCCAATACAACAGAAAATGGTTATGCCGGGTCGGAAATAACGGGCTATTCGGCAAGGACGGATACATTCACGTTGCGTAAGTTTAATCTAGCTTTACAAGCTAATCTTGTAGCCAACAAGGATACATTGTTTGATATGTATGTTTTTGACAAGAATAATGTAATCTACGGAGAAGATGACGGGACAGATGAACTTGCGGGTTTTGCATTATCTGGTGTTTACCCTACAGGACAGGCTTATGATTCAAGCGGTCAGAAGGCTTATCTTGCGTTTAATGCGATGTATTCCGATACCGAGAAGATGATGAAAAACATGTCTGTAAAGCAAGCGGGTGTCAATTTGGAAAATGTTCTCAAGGGATTGAATTACGTTGAGTTTGTCAAAATGACATCTCCTGAAAATACATATAAGCTCGTGGATCATTATGACCGCACGGATCTTACTGCATATTATGGATCTATATTGTCTGAGAAGGCTTCAACGGTCGTTTCTGGTGCATCAGCACTGGAATACAGTAACGGTGTGCTTACAGCGACAGGAGGTGTGCCGGTGCTTAAATCTCCTTCTATTTTACAGGCTAATGGGGCCATTGGAATTGAACAATGGGTACAATGAGAATTAATGGAGTCACATTTATAGAGTCCGAGGTGGTCAAACTTTCATTGGATGAGTTTGTCGCTCAGAATATAGATGTATTCTGGAAGGACATTTCTAGAGAAAGGCGGAAATCAAGGCTGGTTTCCGTATATAATAGAATTATCAATAACAGTAATTTAGGAGGCGGGGGAGATTGATCCCCCGTTTTGCTATGACATTGGAGGAATACGCGAGATGTTGGAAGAAATTGGCTGATGGCATTCAGCCAATGATAAGGGATAAGATGGAAAGGGATGTTCCTCAGTTTGAGGAATATATACGAGAACAGCTATATAGTGGTGTTGATGGCGATGAAAGTCCTTTAATTCCCGGATATACAGAGGACCCATACTTTAAAAAAACTTATGGAGAGCATTGGAAGAAAAACGCCGAACGCTATAAAAATTGGAAGACAAAGATACAGAAACCGAAACCTTCATATCTGGGTTTTTCTGCAAGAGGGAACAATACTCCAAACCTTATCATACGTGGAGATTTTTATAGTTCCATCACGGCAATACCAATATCAAATGGTATAAGGATTGCCAGCTATGGCGTTTCTTTTGGTTCTGATATTGAGAAGAAATATGGTTATAAAATTTTCAAGGTAAGCTCCAAAGCAAGGAGGCATTATGTTACGTACAGGCTTATGCCCTCTATTGAGAAATTTATAAGGAGGTGCGAACTATAAAGTATTATTAACAAAAAATGGAATTGAACCGAATTATGAAAAACTGCTTGTGCCAAGGGAATAAGTCAATGAGGGAAATGGAGCATATGCGATCAATCGCAGAGAAGGCTGCTGTTATGGATGAATGTGTTTATATATTATACAAGGTTGGAGATGTGTATAAATTCTGTCGTGAAGGTGAAAACTGGTCGGGTGAGTTTGTTGAATTCATATTTCCGTAAAATGGTGATTTTTATCATTCTATTATTTTGGCGTTTCCCGTATTATTTATTAATTTAGCAACAGCGATAGATAGAGGTTTCGCATAGAAAGATATTATATATTCATTAAGAGTAATGGATATGATGCGGTGGCCGACTCCTCTATATCGGTTGCCGCATTTTTTTATATCCCGTATTAAGATGTACGGAACATCTTGTGAACGAAAAGACATGAAAACGAATCAAATCATGATTCGCCCAATGGGTGAATTTACAGTTAGTCAGAGAACAAAAGATAGCTATTTTGACGGTGGGGACTTGTTACGTCAATGGAATTCAGTAAAAGGAAATGAACAAAGAAAAATGGATGAGTTTCTTTTGGCTAAAAGAACTGGAGATTTTATAGAAGCGCTCATAGCTGAAGAACGTGAAAATGGTTTAGGGGAAAATTCCCCTAAAATTGATAATCAGGTAGTTAAGAAGAGTAAGGTTAAAGAGAAGGGTAAAGCTGGCAGACCTAAAGAAGAAGTATGGATGCATCCTTTCTTATTTACCAAATTTGCCATGTGGATTAATCCTCGCTTTGAAGTAAAGGTAATACGCTTCGTATATGATGAGATGATTCAATACCGTAATTTAGCTGGAGATGCTTATCCTGCTATGTGTCATGCCGTTTGTTCAATACTCCCTGGGGATATATTCCAGAAAAAGATTAAGGACTTAGCCAAGTCTCTAAACATCATAGTTTATGGCAAACATGAATCAGAAATGCGTAATAAGATTGGCGATGAAGATAAAATCCGCGAATTATATGAGTTAGAATTACAGATAGCTCAATGGATAGATTTAGGCTTTATCAAAGACTATAACAGCCTTAAATCTACATTGACTAAATTGTATTACCGAAAATATCCCAATGTTCTCCCAATGTAAATATTGATTTTTCCTCAAATGTCTTGTGCGAAAAGATATTTATTTTTTAATTGAAAAACAAAACTATCATTTATGTTGTAATTTAGATTTTGTCTAAATTGTGAATGTAATATTTAATAATTGCGTTACTATATATTACTATGCGTTACTTAGTATTACTATTAATTGATATTGTCTTTTGTTTAATATTCATACCATTGTATAAGATAAAAACATCATTTACCTTTGTATATGTAACAAGTGCAAGGCGTTACTTGATGTTGATTAAATATTCTCCTATTGGAGTTTATATATGACTGTTCCGTAGTAGCTTGCACCTATTACGGAACTTTCTTTTTATACAATTCCAAGCGTGGATAGTATAAGGGAGGAAAGCAGGAGTGAATAATGGCACAATGAGGTTCGATCCCTCACCTGCTACAATCAGTCAAAATAAATCCCCGGAGGAGGAAGTGACTGAGCCGCCAACGGGGAACAATATTAATCTTATATCGCAAAGATATGGAAAATTTTAATAAGTTAATACCTATTGATGGGGAAAATGGCGAAAAAAGAACAATAAGTTCACTGGAGATTGCGGAACTCACAGGTAAGCAACATTCAAATGTAATGCGAGATATTCGCAATCTATTATCGCAAGGTGTAGCCGAATCCAATTTTGGATTGGGGTCATACACAGACGCTAACGGTCAAGAAAGACCTCTATTTAATCTAACTCCGAAAGGTTGTCTTATTCTTGCTTCGGGCTATGATGCAGTTCTACGTGAAAAAATCATAGACCGTTTTCAGAAAGGCGATAGTGTAATGGTAAATGCAACACAGATGGCTAAATCTTTCGGCAAAGAGCCTAAATTTTGGCTAATGAACCAATCTACAACAGATTATCTAAATGAACTATCCAAAGTAAGAAATCTAACTTTGACTGATTTAGTGCAGGTTACGAAAGGAGGTAATAATCCCGGTACTTGGATGCACGAAGATGTAGCCTTAGAGTTTTTATCCACATTATCAGCCGTTAGGATAATTCCCCTAACGGGTTTGGTAGATAAAGCCTTCAAAAAAATATTGTTTTCGTTTGGTAGCTTAAGGAATTGTTGTACCTTTGCAGTGCTACAAGTTGATAGAATTATCTATCTCGCAGAGCAAGCGGTTAAGTTGCTCATATTTTATATGGGTATTTTTTATGCTCATACTTTAGGATATTGGCGGTTGCCTATACGTAAGTTATTGTGTGCTCTTCGGGGTAGACTATCAACTTGTAGCAGCGTATATGGTAACCGCTTTTTGTTTGCCTATTGCCTTCATAAATAACTTTTAAATGCTACAAGTTATGACAGATTTAATTTTATACAAAGAAACGATGAGTTCACTTGAAATAGCTGAACTCACTGGAAAGCGACATGATGCTATCTTACGTGACATCAGAAACTTACTTAATCAAGGAGTAAACGCCCACAATTTTGTGGAGGTTGAATACACCGATAAAAAGGGTGAGAAAAGACCTTGTTATGAACTTACAAAGAAAGGTTGCCTAATCCTTGCCAGCGGATACGATGCAAAACTCAGGGAAAAGATTATAGATCGTTGGGAAGAATTGGAAAGGGACAAACAAAACGGGAATTTTCAAACTCCTAGCACCTACATTGAAGCATTGGAGGCTTTGGTAGCTTCTGAAAAGGAGAAAGAACGGATGCGTATTGAATCGGAGCAACAGAAAAAGCAAATCGAACAGAAAGATGCTAAGATAGAGAAGCTCCAGCCCAAAGCTGACTTTGCCGACAAAGCCTTTGCGATGGAAGGCAAATGTGATATAGGACAGGCTGCCAAGATACTCGGCTTACCATTCGGACGAAATACCTTGTTCAAGAAGCTTCGTGAAGCAGGAGTATTCTTTGCTAACAGGAATGAGCCAAAACAGAAATATATTGATGCAGGCTACTTTGAGATGAAAGAAAAGCCTATCCCAAGAGATAATCTCCGGGCTTTGTCGTGATGGTTGTGCTATGCACACAGAAAGGGCTTGCATACATCAATTACCTGTTTGGTGGCAAACGTTCTGACGGAAAATTGATGAAAATAGCCTAATTTAAATCTTACATATTAATCAAGTCTTTCCCACCTTATTTTACGAGGTGGGCAGACTCTTTACATCCGTTAACGTTGCGATTCGCAACATAACCCGAAAAGACTATGAAAACAATAGATAAACTTGAAATTATACTTCAAAAAATGAAAGAACAAAATAATAGACTTGAACGGATATACGGCAAGCATCTCAAACTGATTGTATGCACTGGGAAAAGAAGTGAGAAGGTGAAATTTAAACATGAAGATTGAAATGCTATGTTTGTAATTTATTTAGACAGTATTCTAAATTGTAAACAAATATGTCGTAATGTTTTGATTTGATTTTAAAAGTATATTACTTTGCTGAAAATAACCAAATTATTATAACTATATGAAAAAAGTATTATTTTTAATGATTGTTTCATTATTCAGTATGAATCTGAGTGCTCAAGTAATGAGAGCGGAAGAATTAGAAAAATATGCAAAGGAAAATTATGGTGATAAGTGGGTGGATGCGGCTGAAAATTTAGGTTCTTCATTGGTATTGGATAAGAATCAGAGTTTGACCTATGAGCAGATAATTAATTGTGGGGAACAGACTAAAGAGCAGTTATATATTACTTTAAACCATTGGTTTGCGGAATCTTTTAACGATGCGAACTCAGTAATTAAATTGAATGATAAGGATGCGGGAGTAATTATTGCTAAAGGATTTGTAGGAGGAATCGCTCAACATATTGGAGGAATGACAGCTTATAATGTTAACATCCACCCTGTTATAAAAGTTGATATTAAAGATAAAAAAATTCGTGTTACATATACGCTTCAATATTATGAGGTTGAGCAGAACATCGGAGGCGGATGGATGGGGGCTTTTTCTGCTGGTACAACAGGACAGCCTGCGGACACGACAAAGAAAACAGAAAAATGGGGTATAGAAACATGTTATCCTTTCAGCCCCAAAGATCAGCATAAGGCAAAGAAAACATCGTCTAAAGCATTGATTATGGCTCATGCATATTCCAATGTTATTATGGATAAAATAGAAGAAGCTGTGAAGAATGGTCTTGTGGGCAATGAAAATGATGATTGGTAATTTAAATAAATTATTTTTCACGGGGAGAAGTTTTTGCTTCTCCCTTTTTTATTTCCTCACCTTCATAATATCAATAAAATCACTATCTTTGCTCTTAGAAAGTGCATGAAGTCATGCACTACCCAAAACTTACGAAAAGACCATGGCAGGAGCAGAATTTAAAATTACTGATGCGATTGATCCTAACATCGTTAAGAAGTTAAATGAGATAAGGATTAATATTCAAACCACATCTTCCGAATATGCGAATTTCACAAAACAATTAAGTGATGGTATAAATTTTAAGCCGGGTAATCTAAGAGAATACCAGTCTAAAGTTGACAGTTATAATGCTACAATTACCAAATTATATGCTTCTCAAAATAGGTTGTCTGAATTACAGGCTAGTCAATTAAAGTTATTGACCGATATTTCCCGTAAGATAGAGCTTCTTACCAAGCCATTGAATACATTAGCAGACAAAATAACGGAAGTAAAAGTAAATTTGAGAGGTGCTTCCGAAGATCTGAAAAACGTGTCACAAGATGCGGAAAATGCTTCTGTTTCATTTCAAGAAGCATCTAAGAAAATATCCATGACTGCTGCTGATTTTGATTCAATCCGTCAGACGGTAAAGGCTTTTGATACACAAGCCTCCGAATTGAACAGTAGGTTAAGTGATAACAAAGAAACAATTTCAGCCTTAAGAACATCTCTGAGGGAATTATCAAAGGAGTATAAGAAAGGTGCTATCAGCGAAGAGGAATACAAGTCCAAAAGAGATGCTACGGTATCCCAGTTACGCATGCTGACAGAGCAGAATAAACAGTATTCGGCGATATTGAGAAATCATACGCAGGTAGCGATTGCCACAGCAGGAAGCTATAACGAGATGAAGGCTTCAATGCTTCAGTTGGAAAAGGAATATTATAACCTTTCACAAGCTGCACGCGAGGGAGCAAAAGGTATGGATATCTTGAACAATATCGGCAAGTTGAATCAACAATTAAAGGATATAGATGCACAGATGGGCAATTACCAACGTAATGTGGGTAATTATGCTTCGGGTTGGAATGGTCTTAATGTTTCCATACAACAGATTGCGAGAGAACTTCCGGCTTTGCCTGTTAGTGCCAATACTTTCTTTCTTGCCATATCCAATAACCTTCCTATATTTATTGATGAGTTAAAGAAAGCAAGGGGGGAATATGAACTTCTTAAGAAATCGGGGCAGACTGCTACACCTGTATTTAAACAGGTATTGAGTTCCCTTCTTAGTTGGCAGACGGCTTTAGTTGTTGGGATAACTCTTTTATCGAGTTATGGAGGTGAGATAACCAAATGGGTGGGTAGCCTGTTTGATGCGAGAAAAGAAATTGATTATCTAAAACAGCTTCAGGAGGATTTGAATAAAGCTCAAAAAGAAGGTGTGAAAAATGCCCAAGATGAAGCTGTTAAATTGGATATATTATATAGGGCTGCTGTCAATTTGAATAAACCTATGGGAGAGCGGAAAAAAGCCGTTGAGGAACTGAAGAAGCAATATCCTTCATACTTTAAAAATATAAGTGATGAAAACATTCTTGCAGGTAAAGCGGCTGATAGTTATCAAAGGTTATCTAATGCCATATTAGCTTCGGCTAAAGCTAGAGCTGTGCAAGATCGGCTTGTAGAACAGGCTAAACAAAAATTAGACTTGGAAGATCAGTTGGCAGAAAAAGAAGAAAAACGTGCGAAACTTGAATCTGCTAGAGATCAGATGAAAGCACAATATGAATCCAGTCAAGGGGCAGCTATGGATACAGCTAGAGACATGTATGGGAAGTTAAACAAGCAGGTTGAAGACTTGGATAAAGAAATAGGTTCTTTATTAAATCAGCTATATCAAGTAGATAAGGCTAGTAGAGATATGGCAAATTCTATTAACATTGGAGATGTTACATTTAATCCTCATTCTGCCGATAAAGCATCGGATGATTTAGCGCAATACATGGAGAATCTTAGGAATAAAATGGCTGACTTGTCCGTTTCTCTCATTAAAGATGAGCATGAACGTAGTCTTGCTGCCATAGAGAAAGAATATAAAGACCAGATAGCAGCTGTAAAGGGATATTCTGAGGAAGAGAACAAACTTCGGGAAATGTTGGGGCAAGAGAGAATGCAGAAGATAGCGAAAGAGAATGAGGAATATGCTAAGAAGTTGGCAGAGGCTGAGAAAAAAAGGATCGAGGAAAAGAAAAAGTATACTGATGAGATGCTCAGACTGGAAGAGGAACAATCATCTCTCCGTATAGCAGCTACAAGTACTGGATATAAGGAACTTGAAAACATTATAACAGAAAATTATTCAAAAGGGCTGCTATCGCGAAAAGAATACGATGAAGCCATGCGTGAACTGGAGCGGAAAGCCGCAAACGAGCAATTACAGATACAGATAGATGCTGCTGAAAAAATGATTGAGATAGCGGAAGCATCGGGCGTGGTAAGCAAGCAACAAATTGAAATGCTGAGAGAATCCATAAAGGCTATGGAAGCAGAGATAGGTTCTATAAATGCGGATGATCAGTTGAAAAAAGCGGAAGAGCAACAGGATATCACACGAAGGAATTTTGAAGTGTTGAAAGGTTATTCTTCTGCATTGAAAGATCTTGCATCGGATATCGATAGCCCGTTTGCCGGTATATTTGATGGGATGGATAAGGGATTCAGTATTATGTCTGATAAGATATCGGGTGTTTGGAAAGAACTTACAGACGGTGAGAAGATGGAAAGAACTACCGAGATGTGGGCTTCTATGGTTAGTGGAATTGGTGAAATGATATCATCCATTTATGATCGCCAGATTGAAGCTATTGAGGCTGAACAGGAAGCGAATGAGAAAGCAGGTGAAGAGGAAATTTCCCGTATAGAGGCTTTAGAAGAAAGAGGTGCTATAACAACTGAAGAAGCCGAAGCGCGTAAACGTGCGGCGGAAGATAAAACGGCACAAAAGAATGCCGAATTGGAGAAGAAAAAAGCTGCATTAAGAACAAAACAGGCAAAGTTTGAGAAAGCTACCAGTATAGCTGAGGCGGCTATACAGATAGCAGGTGGTATTTTGCAGACGATAAAACAATTGGGCTTCCCTGCTGCAATACCTATGATAGCTGCTCTAGGTGCTATGGGAGCGATACAGCTTGCTACTATTATAGCGACTCCTATTCCGAAGTATGCCAAGGGTACTGATTCGCATAAAGGCGGATTGGCTGTAGTGGGTGATGGTGGTGTCCCTGAAACAATCGTTACTGAAAAAGGAGCGTATATTACTCCGTCTGTCCCTACTTTGGTTGACATCCCTAAAGGTGCGAAGGTTATACCTTATGCAGTGGATATGGACAGGATAAAGGCTCATGCAAATGATTTTGATGGTCTTATGGCATATAGAAGCGAAAACGATCTTCCTCCTGTATCAATAGTTAATGATTATAGTGAACTGGAGAAAAAGATAGGGCATCTGGAAAAATCACAGCAGATAGGATTTGCAAAATTAGCCAAGGCGATAAGAGAAAACAATTATCAGCAATTTTCAAAAAGTATCTGATTATGAGGTATACAAGTGACATATATGAACTTCCCTTGTCCGTTTTTATAGAGATTTATACCAATGATAGCAATACTATTGAATTTGACGGTGAGGACAAAGGGGCTGTATCGGCAAAAATTATCAATGACTATGTAGAAATTGTCGGGAGCAAACAGTTGTTCTCTGAGATATTGAATTGTAATGAGCGTATGAATCTTGCAATGACTGTGGAGTGCATGAAGGCATGTGAGAACATGATGAAGTTGAAAATGTATGATGAGGTGCGTGATATTCTGATGAAGATAGGTTATTCGTGTAAAAAAGGTGATGTAATGGCTATGAATGCTAGAATATCCGCATTAAATTCCCGTGCACAATATGATTTGGATAAGATAAGTAAGGAAAAGAATGAGGAACTGAAGGAGAAGCCTACAAAACGTGGATTTATAAATGAAGTTGTCGCTATTGGGAAGTATAATAAGATGTATATCAATCCGAAAGAATGGACCGCCGGATCTTATGCCTGTCTTGTAAGGCAGACATGTGACGAAATCGATGGGTTGAATCGTAAAACGAAATAATTATGTATTATCGATGTGAGTTACTTATAAATGGTCTGAAGTACAGGGTTACTGATGATCTTGAAAATTGGGACGAGGTGAAGGCTAGTTTCAAGAGAAATGACTATGACGGTGTTATCCGTACATTTTCCAACAAATTTTCTTTTGCTGGGGATGCTAGAAAATTGCTGTTAAAACAATATGATGAAGATTATTTGAATGCTTCTGCCTCAATAATAATAAGTACAAGAAATAACAGTTGGTTGTATAATGAACGGTTTAGTTGCGCTCTCAATTTTTCTACATTGCAGGATAATGGTCGTATCTTACAGATAAATGCCGTGGATGATAGCGTGGCGTCCATGATAAAGTCAAAAAAAGGAACTCAATATGAATATTCGGTCGAAGAGGTGAAAAGCCCCATTCCTCTTGTTTATGACGGACTTGAACTTTCAGAATCAGCAAAATGGATTCCTACAGGTGATACATTGGAAGACGATGACACTCTTATTAATGTTTATTTCAGCAAGAAAATGTCACCAATGCCAATATATATAACTGCCAGTGATTCCTTAATAAAGGGGTCTCTTGAATTTAATGATCAAACAGTAGGTGGTGATGATGTATATTCGATAAAGGCTCTGAAATCAATTAGGATAAATATAGAGTTTAATATTGATATGTTTGTGTTTAGGAAATATCAGTCTGGTGCTTTGGGATATGATGTAAGAGGTGTGAGGCTCCAGATTATGAAGATAAGTAATGAGATTGATAGTAATGGGGAAGCGGTGACTACGGAAACGGTGATAGGAAGTTTTGAACTTACGACAGAATCAGAAACGCCAGTGGAAAAGAAGGTTTCGGAATCGTACAATATAAGTCTTTTGCATAATGATAAAATAATAGTGAGAGCTATGTATGTCAATGAGAAAGAAGAGATTGTACCTGTATTGCCGGATTTGCCATACAAAGTCTCAACATCAAGTTATTTTAAAGCATCATGGAAAAATCGAATAAACCCTGTTGAGATGGATGTTATAAAGCCCGATACATTGCTGAACAGATTGCTTAAAAGTATTAATGGAGAGAAAGATGGTTTGACTGGAGTGATTGAGGGGACAGGAGATAGAAGGCTTGATAATTGTATGCTCTTGGCGGCTGAATCAGCCCGTAAGATTCCTGGAGCCAAAATATATACATCCTTCACCAAATTTGCAAACTGGATGAGTTATGTGTTTGGTTATGCTTACGACATATCCGGGAATACAGTAACTTTTCGGCATAGAAGCAAATACTTCTCGGATGATGTTGTCAAAAGGATAGATGATTTATCTGATTATGAGATGAAGGTTAATTCTGCATTGGTGTATTCTCGGATACGGATAGGCTTTGACAAACAGGATTACGACACGGCTAATGGAAAGGATGAGTTCCGTTTTACGAATGAATATACCACAGGCGTGACCATGACGGACAATAGCCTTGAAATGATATCTCCATACCGTGCGGACGCATACGGCATAGAGTTCCTTGCTGACAAGATAGGTGAAGATACTACAGACAACGAAAGTGACACTGATTTATTTATGGTAGGGGTAAAATCTGATTCGTCTGGACTTAAGTATATATTGAACAGGGATTATCTTATGGGTGGCGTTCTCAGCCCTGACACAATGTTCAATGCCATGTTTTCCCCTTCTTCTATGGTTTTGGCCAATGAAGCATACATCGGCTCATCTGTTGAGATGCTTACTTTTGCGTCATCAGATGGTAATAGTGATGTGGGTATTGATGGAATGGGGGAAAGTAGGGATATAATTCTTTCAAAAAGGATGTTTACTGTGGCGGAAGTAGAATTTGAGACTTCGGATGTGGAACTTCCGGAAGATCTTACAGGAATTGTTGAAATGGAATACCAAGGCAAAGTTGTACAGGGATATTATCAGCAGGCTGATTACAATTTTACAAAATCACAAAGTTCAAAGGTAACTTTGATCGTGAAAAATTTAAATTCGTTATAAAGATTCAAATTTTAATTGTTATATTTGCAATGAAAGCTTGTGAAGTCACAAGTTACTAGAAACTTACGAAAAGACTATGATATCAATCGGAGATGTTTGTCCGTTATTCTTCAAACCGCTGAAATATAAATATTCAAATGCAGGATGTTTCAGACAAGTATTTTCCTTGTCAGACAACATTTTGCTGCAAATTTTCTGCGATAATGGCGAAATACCTTTGGCCTTTTTGAATGATAAGATTGGCAATATCTCCTCGTCAATAGCACTGCTCACTTATGATGTTAATGAAAGCGTTAAGATGTATTATGCCTCATTATCTCCTTCGGAGGGGATATATACAGTAACTATAGGCGATAAGGAATGTGAGGAATTCTGTGTGTGTGAGAATATAGGTGATTCTATATTGATTGAATATTCCCATAAGGATAATAATTCTGCATTTGATAATATATTCTGGATTGATGATGTTCAGCAGATGTTTCAGTTCAGAATAATAGGAGGATTCAAACCGGATGGGGTAGATTTAAAAGTTGAGAACGAACAGTTCGTGAACCAGAAGCAGGAGATAATAGAAATGTATTCTCTTCCTTATAAGACATTTGATTTTGTATTTGGGACAAGTCGTGGTGTTCCGTATTATATAGCGGAGTTCATAAATAAGTTACTTTGCCTTTCTCACGTTAACATAGACGGTAATTTGTATGTACGGGAAGGGGATTCTGTCCCGGAAAAGCTGGATACAATAGGTAAAAAACAGATGTTTATATATAAAGTGACTTTACGCCCTAGAGAAAACGATATTGCTGGGATCGGAGGCAAAACTGAGATCGCAACTTCTTCTTCAGGTATAGCATTTTTGCTAACTAATCCTGAAGAGGACGATGTGTTAAAATACAAGAAGGCGCAAGCTGCTTTTGTTAATGAAAATTATGTGTAATCATGGCTAGAAATCGTCCTATAAAGATATTGTGGTACGGTTCGGAAACGGATGATGAAGGAAATCCGATTATACCGAAAATATCCCCGTCATTTGAAAAGCGACTGGAAGGGTTGAATGAGGGAGAGATATACATACATAATGATGATAATAATCCTTCTATTTACATAAGAACCAATAAAGACAGGGTTGTTGCCATATCGGGAGGTGCAAATATAAGTGAATTGGCTAAATATTTTTTGCGCAAAGACAAGGAGGACTCTACAAATTTTCTTTTATCATTACTGGGCGGAACCGTCATTAAGAAATATGCCAAGTTCGGTGATTTCGTTACCGGCGTATTAGGTGGATACATAGACGAAAAGGGCAATCTTGAAATGGAAAGCGGTGTAT